TATCCTCTACAGGCTGTGTATTTGTTTCTGTATTCTGTTCTGTAACATTATTTGTACTTTGTGTTGTTGTTTGTCCTTCATTTGATTGACTAATTTGTTGTTCTTCTTGTTGAGCAGCTTGATATTCCAAAGTATCAGTATTAACTAGTGTACCTTGTTTATATATTACAAGTTTACCTTTTTTGTTCTTTTTGAGAATAGGTTTTTCTACAACTTCGTAAGGTCGTGTTAAATCTACTTCTTTAGCATTAGAAAAGAATCTACTATCATTAAGAGCACGTTTGTTATCTCTTACATCAAGAGTAAAAGTACCATCGTTGTTATCGTATACTGCTGCACTACCATTGTCTGTACTACTATGATGACCACTAGACAGAACACCTTTTGAAAACCTAAATTTAGTATAAAAAGCAGGAGTTCTGTTTTCGGTTTCTTGTGGGTCGATTGTTGGCTGCTTTTCTTCTGATTGCTGCTCCTCTTGCTCTGTGTTGGCTTGTATTGGTGTTTCTGTAGTATTATCCACGCCTTGATTTATCGTGCCTGTATTCGCTTCTGAATTTGTGGTGTTTTCCTCACCTTGTTCGTTATCATCAGCACTATCTCTACTAGCTTCAATAGCATCATACTGTCTGAACATCATTTCAAGTTGAATACCAAGAGACTTATTATACGATTTACTTAGAGCAAGAACTTTAAGAGCATCGTCTAAATCTCTACGTTCGTTTTCAGAAAGAACGTCAATATTACCAGGTTCATATCCATAACTTTTAGATATATAATTTTCTACATTGTAGCCATATTTCTTATAAAGATTAAGAATAGTTTTGCTTGCTTGATCTATAGCAGTAACACGAGCTTCGTTCATAGTATTATGAAGCATATTAGCATAACTTTTAACTTCATCTACAGTACGAACAAGTTCAGAATTTAACATTTTACTTGAGAGTTCTGTAGCAGCACGAACAGCATATAAATCATTAAGCTCTGGACTTATTTGTTTAAGAGCAGAAAAACTACTTCCTGCATCTTGTTCAAGAACATTATATTTTTGTAATTCTTCATCACTAAGAACAGTTCTAGCTCTATCTGACAAATCAAGACTAGTTAAAGTTTCAAACGTTCTACCAGACATATCTTCTGTTCTATTTATAATTTGCTTATCTCTATATTCAAAATAGTCAGAAGTATCAGAAGTTGTATATTTTCCGTCTTCTCCTTTACTATATCTAAGAGCTAAAGAAGTAGCAAATACTAGTTCTTCATTGGTCAATTCATCTTCAAGAGTTTTAATCTTTTTGTTTATATTTTCAAGAGAAATAGTTTTACTAATACTATCTTTTTGACTCAGAACATTTCGTTTCTCAGCATAAAGTTTTCCAAGTTCTGAAGATATAAGACCTACTTTAATATTGTTTGAATGATTTATACTAGGATCTAGATTATCTCTAAATTGATCTTCAAGTTGAGCTATTCTAGCATTAGTTCCTACAAGAGATAAATCGTTTTGTCTAAGAGATAATTGTGTACGAACATTGTTATTAGCCATAATTTGCATATATTCTGCTAATACGTCATTTCCTATACGAGAAGACGCATAGTCTATAGCAGTAAGTTCTTGTTCATACATATTTGCAATTTCATCCATACGACGAACAGCAGAATCTATATATTCTTTAGATTCTGCTTCAATATCAGAAGCACTTTTGCCATTTTCTTCAGTACTTCCGAATACTCCACTTTCTATTAAATTCTTACGAACATTGTCGTTTTGAAGAAAAGCTTTAAGCATATCATAATTACCACTATTCATTGCTCTAAGAGTCATACTAGCAATAAATTCATCTTTAAGTTTTTCTCTAGCAACATTAGCTTCTTCTTCTGAATTAAATTTTACTTCGTTGTCTTCAGTAGAATTATAAATATCAACACCTAAATTTATTTTATCAAGTTGTGCTTTATACATTGCAAAATCTGTAGCACGAGCTTCTATTTCTGATATACGTCTTTGATTTTCAGGAAGTTCATCAAGTTTATACCAAGGAAGTGATTTCTTAGCTTTTTCATCAGCTTCAGACTTTTCAAACTTTTGACCTACTCTTCTAAGTGCACTACCTCCAGCTTGAAAAACTACACCACCAAGTACACCCCAAAATGCAGCATCATATAATTCTGGAGCTAGAAGATAAGAATCTAATCTTCCATCAAAACCATTCATTATATTTTTCCAAACTCCTTTATTTTCTCCTTTCTCGCTACCAAGTAGAACACGACCAAATCTCATACCTTCTTCTGTAGCAATATAGTTAAGTGCTTCTTCAGCACCTTCACTTAATTCAGAGCCGATAATAAGTTTAGAACCATAAAGTTTATCACTAGCCCACTCACCTGCTTTTTCCATAAAAGAACGTTGAGCTTTAAGTTTAGCAATTTCTTCAGGTTTTTTTCCAAAATACTTTATAGCATCTTTTTCAGCACGTCTTACAGCAGATGGTGTTCCATTAGCATTTTTCATACCTTTCCAAGCATTCCTAAGTCCATACATTTGGACTACATCCCATCCTACATTAAGCCAATCAATTTGAAAAGTTCTATCAGCAGCAGAACTTGAAACATATTTAGCAACACTATCTCTATCTGTTATATCTACTCCTGCTTTTTCTAAACTATCTTTATTTTGTTCAATGAAAGCATTATAATTGTCATCATCTTTAAGATATTCAGAAGCCTCAACGTACATATCATTATATGTTTGTCTAGCTTCTTGATAGTTTTCCATTGCTCTACTAAGAGCAGCAGTTGTTGCATTTTCTAAAAATAAAGAAGTTTGTTTAGCTGTACTAGCACTAGTAAGAAATCTTTGTACATCATTTAATTTAGTAGCTTCAGCAATTTCTTCAGCACTTTTACCTGCTTTTCTAAGAGCTTCTGCTTTTTTCATTTTGCTGTTAACACCACTAATAGCTCGTACAGCATTTCTAGTTCTAGAACCTACGTTAAAAGCCTTTCCAATATATGAAGCACTTTTTACAATACCACTACTAGGCAAAAGCAGAGTTAGTGAACTAACAATACTTGGAATATTGCTAGCCCACCATCCTGGATCAAGTAAACCACCATTACTTATATGTAAATTCGGGTCACTATAAATAGGTGCAAAATTACGAAATTCTTCTTGTTTTTCCTCAAGAAATTTACTAACAGGATTAGAATAATCTCCGTCAGAAAGACCTACACCTTGACCAATTAAATCAAATAAATCACTAAAACCTTTTGCTGTTCCAATAGCAAATTCAGAAACTACAGCTTGAGCAAGAGCATTACCAAATTTAGCAAACATTCCTTGTTCTTCTGCAAGACTTGAATCAAGGTTTTCCCAAGGATTCCAATTCATGCCTTTTTCTCTATATTTATCAGCAGTTTTAGAATCAATAGAATATTGATTTATGCCATCTGCTACAGCCATATTTACAGCAGCATCATTATCAGAATCTAAATCCTGAACAACAATACTTCTAGGTTGTATATTATTTTTAGACTTAGGTTTAAAAAGAGGATTTGGAACTTCTTTTTTACCTTCTTTATTTATAAAATCAAGTACATCCATAATTAATCATTATTTATAATTGCAGCCATAATTTTGTCATAAATATCAAACACATCTTGATACTTATCATAAAGTTGATATTGCATTTTAGACGCATATTCATCAGCAACTGTAGGTCCAGCACCTTTTTTATCAAATATATCTTTTACTGTAACTTTATCACCAAAGGGTATTTCTGGATGAAGTTCATTAGCTGCTTTTACAGCTATAGCTCTAGCCATATTTTCATAACCGTCTGTATCATACATTGTACCTTCTTTATTGGTAAATTGATATTTAAGGTTATTTGTTGCATCTTCTATAATCATTGTTTTATTAATAGCTTTTGTTGCTTCATCTTTAGATATTTCCTGTCCGTCACACCAAAATCTACCATCTATAGAAGAATAAATTTCTCGACCATCAGTTGTCTTAAAACCATAACCATAATCTTGCATTGAATTTATTTCTTGAACAGCACGAGAAGAAGTATTTCTATTTATTTTTTCTTGTGCAAGTTCAGACATAAATCCAGGAATGAATATTTGTCTACGACGACGTTTAACTTGATTCCTAGTATCTTCGTCATTTATTTTGTTGCTATCAACTTCATCTGCATCTATTGTAACAAGTGTTCCTATTTGTCCATTTGATACCATAGCATTAAAATGAAGACTTTTAGGATTTGCAGCAGTTATACTTTGAATTATTTCAGAACGTTGCGTGTTGTCTAGTGAAATTAATGTTTCATCTGTTGATTCATCATTATAAGCATTACTAAACATTTCATAGTTACCACTACCTAAACTTCTAATAGCTTGGTCTAATATGCTACCAACAATTTTTCTTTGTTGATTATACTCTTGTTGAGTTATTTGACCTGTAGCAAGCAGTTGATTTAGTTGTTCAAGATTATCATCGAGAGAAGGACCAACAGTAGAAGAATAATCTTTTTCAGCCATATCTAACGCACTAAATGCTTCTGTCTTAGCTTCATCAGCATCGCTAATCATATTACGCATTTTACTCCAAGCTATTTTACTTATAGAAGAAGAATCTTTAATTTCTTTTCCGTCTGCTGTGTAACCTTTAAGTACAATGTTAAAATCGCTACCGCCACCTATATCACCTCCGCTTACTGAAGGAATAGCATTATAAATTATTTTATTTGCTAAAGGATTAGACTTATCAAACTTAATTGTAGTAGATCCGTCTTTATGTGTTATTTCTACTCCAGCAGATTTAAGTGCAGCCTCATTAAGTCCACTATTAGCATAAAAAGCTTCTACACTTCGTTCAGTATTATCTTTAGCTAACCAATCTATACCAAATAGCGTTTGCTTTTCTGGAGCAAAAGTAAAGGATATAGCAGTAGCTTCGTTATCTATTTCATCAGTATACCCTACAAGTCCTTTTTTGTGTGTACTTCCTAAATGTTGTTTAAGAGAAGCAAATTGTTCAGCATAAGGATTGTCTGAAATTTGTTCAAGTCCACCATCAACAAATACATTATCTAAAAATGACATTTTATTAAGTTTATCATTATCATCTATTCTACCATAAACAGCAGCTATTTTGCGACCTTCTCTACGAAGATTTAAAATATCATTTTCATGTGCTCGTTGAGTAGCAGGATCATCAAAATGATATTTAGAAGCATAATCTGCTGCATCTTGATATTGCCTATTTGCTATAAGTTGTTGAAAAAGACTATTATTAAATTTATATTCATTCGTACTATCCCCTTGTGGAATAACTGATTTATTAGTTGGGTCATAATATGAATAATTACCAAAAGATATTTTCATAATTTTATTATTTTATTATTGTCCAAATCTTAAACTGATATTATTAGCAGAATTTCCAAGAACACCAAAATTATAAGTTCCTCCCCATCTTACATTCGGTCCGTTCCAAGTTCCTGTATTTTGTGTATAAGGAGAAGTTGTTCCAAGTCCTCTTCCAAGGCTTCCTCCAGCACCAGAACCAGCACTTTGATAATCGTTACTGTTAAAATTTTCATTTCCGCTAGTTGTCCATTTATATGCTAAGGTATGAGCGTACTTGTTGTTAGTAATCATTCTAGCGTAATACTCTTTATAACTAATAGGAGAGCCATTTTTATACATAAGATTTTTACGAGCATCTAATTGTTCTCCTATTACATCCTTATTTGGATCGTCATCAGCAAGACTATTATATTGTTCTTGAAGTCTTTTTAAATCAAATGTTGCAACATTATATGCTTGTTCTGCTTGACGATAACCATCAGGTGTTGCACTAAGAAGTTCATCTATATTTCCAAGAATATCTTCTACAGTAATTTCTTCTGTACTACTGCTTCTACTCCATTTGTTTCCATCACCTGTACCGTCAGCATTTGTAGTACTATGTCCTCCACCTTTTGTAGAAGATCCTTTTTTAGGTGTTATGAGTTTATAAGCAGTAACTGCGTGTTCAGCCCAATTCAAATCTTTAACAGGTGTTGACTCTGCTTTCCAAGGAGAACCTTCAATATAATTACCTGAAGCATCGGTGTTATCAGTATAAGAATATTTATTATGACTAACCCACCAATCAAAAGTATTTTGGCTAATTTCTCCTCTATCTCTGCGAGCTTGTTGTGTTTGTAATTCTTTTTCATATGATTCTTGTGATCTAATCCTACCAACAATACGAGGATCTGCAACTACAGTTCCAGCTAATCGTGTAGCATCACGAACAACGGCACCGTAATCTCCAGAATCAAGACTTGTCTGAATTTGATTGTTAATATCCCTTTTATATCCTTCAAACCATTCAGCTTCAGAAGGATTAAGTTTTGTTTCAATTTCACCAAGTGCTCTGTCAATAGCACTTTTATTTTGAACTGCTTCTTTCATACGAGCTTCTTTTTGGGCTAAAGACCTTTCAAGATAACCCATATCAGCTTCTTTAAATTCATATTGTGACGGAGTAAAAACAGCAGGATTAAACTGTAATGTTTTAAGACTCATTGTAGGTATATCTGGCATAATTATTATAATTTAAAAAAAGTTATAAGCATAAGCTAATTCCTTAGCATATTGCTTAAAATTACTATTAGAACTATCTTTCCAAGCATTCCAAAGACGGTATGCTTGTTGTTTATTACCTGCTGTACTAGTATTTGCAACAAGATAATCAACTTTATTTCTACTATCAGTGTTAAGTAGTATATTTTCTCTATTTGCTCTTTCATTTCTAAGACCGTTTGCAGTAGACATAACACCTTGTGCAGAAGCAGCTAAAGCAGAACTGAAAGCAGTAGCTCCAGCTTGTATTCCTTGTGCTCTAGCAAGTCCAGATTGACCAATAGCATCAGCGTTAGCTTGTCCTACACCAGCAATCTTAGCGTTTTCAATATTATTATTATATTGAAGCAATGACAAGCGAGCAGTATTATATCTTTCATTTGCTTGAGCATCACGATTAGCATTGTCTCTTGCTGCATCAGAAATACGTTGAGCATTTCCTTGTTTAATACTTTCACGTATTTTGTTAGCTTCAGATTCTATATTATTTATAAGATCATTATGTTGTGTTTCTGCCATAGACATTCTATCTTGTGCTGCAGCACCACTCATACTATATCTTTTAGAATTAGTAAGTCTACGTTGCAAAGACCTATCTTCAGCAGCAGTTTGAGCATTAGTATTAACTATTGCTGCTCGTATAGCAGGCATAGAATGAGCAGTGGCATAATCATCTTTATTAATAAGACTCATATCAATGCCGTGCATCTGTCTATAAGCATTTGATAGAATACCAGCAGCTTGCATATTAGCATTGGCTATAAGATTAGCAGCTTTTTTATTTGCACTTTGTGTAATAAAAGCTCCACCTAAATTACCTAACGCATTTATACCTGCACCTGCCCAATCAGCCCAAGCACCATAGTTAGTTGAAGAGCCATCAGGAGCTTTATGACGTCCACCACAAGCTAGTCTTTTACGAACAGAAGTGCCATTTTTAGCTTTAATATCATTATACATATTATTAATAGAACCATATGCTACTCCTGTCGCAATAGGTGCCATCCCATCTCTACTTAAATCAGGAACTTGAGCAAAAGAAGAAGTATCGTAGGTTAGTCCTCCAATCATACGTTTATCTGTCTTACCACTGTCGGATATGCCATTAGCATCTTTAATTTGTTCTTGTATTACAAATGCCTCAAGAGGATTCATTCCATTATTTACTGCTTTAGCTGGATTAAAACCTTTGATGGAATGTCTACTAATAAACATAGCATCAGTAGGAGTTACTAAAACATATTCTCCTTGATTTCCATTTTGATTACCTTCACCTTCAATAACCTTTCCATTAGCAAATTTAAGACCAACTCCAGTTTTATGTTTACCAGATTTAGTTTTATGATAATGTTCATGGTCATTACCTTTTATTTCATACATATCAAAGCCTTCAGGAGTAACACCAACAGGTACTACTCCTCCACCATCAGTAACAACAAAAGGCATATTAGTTGGACTATAGCTCCCCCGTAGAAAGGTTGCAGACTGTCCATTAGTCGATTTCATACTCATTCTACCACCATTACGAACTTGTATTTTTGAAGCTTCAAGTCTATCATTCATATTTTGTTGACCAGTAAGCATTTGAAGATTAAGCTGAATATCTCTTTGAAGTTCACGATTTTCAGCATTTTGTTCTTTAGTAAACTCAATAGAACGTTCTTGTAAGTCTTTAGACTTATTTGTTTGCTCTTTAAGAGCATTTGCTTGTTTTGTTGCAGCATTAACTGTAGCTTGAGCTTGTTGTCTAGCGGCATCTTTAGCTGCCTTACTATTTATTGCAGCAGCAGCCATTTGTCCTGCTACATTTATTCCAGCAGCACCAAGAATAGCAGCTTCTTCTGAACCAAAAAGAGCTTTCGGTCTACTATTTATAGTTTTTAATTTACGTCTTACCATAATATTATTTTAATATTTTTGATTATTTATAAGTACATTTTCAAATTTAATAGGTGTTTCATTTATAAAACCAAAAGTTAGAATAAAATATCTACCAAACACTAAACTGTTATTATCAGAATTAGGATGTCGAGTTTCTTTTTTACCACCTTTTACAACTAAATCAACACCAGGCTGATTAGGGTATTTATAAATATTATCTGCATTAAGAGCATTTCTAAAATAATTAGAAGTCCAAAAACCTAAATTATATTTAAATCCTTTATAGTCTAATAGGGAATTAGGTCTTGCAGTATCATCAACATTTGTTACAACAGACGTTGATTTACATTCATCTGTAGTTACAAAGAACTCTTTAACAGGATTTGTTTTTGTATTACGAGATATATCAAGAATAGTTTTATCTTTAGCAGTATTTGCAAACATGTTTGTTTTATTCAAATCTGCAATATATTGAATACTATCTAAAGATGCTCTTTGGGATTCATCAGGAAACAGAATTACAGATATTGAATGTTTACAATCTTTATAAGTTCCTTCATCTGGAGCGTCTGTAAGATAACTATCTTTTGTAGCATCGCCATATAAAGCGTTTGTGTTTATAGTATCTGCTTCATTAAATAAAGTACAGAAATTTCTATTATAAGAATAGCAAATATCTCTACTATTAAATGCTTTTTTAAGAGTAATATCATGAAGAGAAATAAAATGTTTGGTTTTGTAATTAAAACTAATAGTTATTTCTTTATTATACGCAATAATGAAATTTATAAGAATACGAGTATTCTTATCATCATGAATCATTCTACATCCAATAGGTTTGTAATATTTGATAATTTTGAATATATCTTCATCTATTTGTCCAAGTTGAGATTGACCTGAATATCCAAACAAATGATTACTTTGTTTATCATAAAATACATAAGTATCAAATGTAACACATCCAGAATGCTTATCATCAATACCTGCATATCCATATTGTGAATCACATATTTGTGTAATACCATTAGTAAATGGATCTGACTCTTTTAGTCTAATATCTGCCTCATTTGAAACAAGAGTTTGATTAGCATCAAATTTATAAAGAGAGCCTTTAGTATGAACAAATATATTATTTCCTATAGAAAATAGTTTAACAATAATTCCTCTATCTGTAGGAACATTATAATAATCAGAAGATATAAATTTAAATACAGAATTGTTAAATGTTTCATCAGACAGAACTGTACTTACTCTAATAGTATTGTTGAAATCTACTCGTTTACTATCATCATATTCTCTAAATAGTTTATTTCTATAATTTTTATACATACCTTTAAGTTCATATATAAAACTTAAAGTAGCAGAATTTATAACTTTAGCAACTTGTTTTAATCCAGAACTAGCACCACCTATACTGAAAATTTGGTCATTAATATCTTCTGTAAGACTCAAATAATTCAAATTAAAATTACTTCTAATAAAATAAGTAATACTATTTTGAATTTGCATGTAACCATTGAACTCACTAAGACTTAGAACATTAGAACGTTTAGCACTATATACATCCTTTCCTGAAACATAACAACTAGAAGATAAATCAAAATCTGGTTTTTTAACAAGACAAAAATGAGAACCATAAAATCCTTTATCTATAGTAATATAGTCGTCTGTTTCTTTAAGAGGGTAATATGGACTACATTTGATAAGATTATAATTCTTTTCTTTACTTGTATCTCTATCTATCACAATATAAAGTCTGTCACTAGAATAATTGCCATCTCCAGTCCAACTGATATAGCCACAATTACCAAAAGCAAGAGTAGGAAACGAAGAGCCACTAGAATAATACTTAGCATCTTCTGTTATAATACTTTCTTTTCCATCAGCATCTAGTTTTATTACTTTTATGTTTGTATTTATATTATATAGTAAACAATCTACTTCAATACAATTTACTATATGTGTATTGTTATCTAGTTTTCTATAATTGAAACATTCAATTACTTGTCTGCCTATACTAACTATAGAAAAGAAAAATCCTTTATATTTACTATCAGGAGGAGTTGCAGTATAATTATATTCTAAACCAATGATCTCTGTATTACTTTTAACATCATCTGTTTCTAATGTAGTTAAAAGTTTGCCATTTGTAATTATATGGTTATCATCAACATAGTGAACATAAACATTATATTTAGATAATGGCATGAGTGTAGTATTTTGATTAAGACCTTTAGTTGTGTCAATTACAGTAATGTATGTGTCATTAATACTAAAATTACATACAGATTTCCATTCTGTAGTTTTAGCATTAATATAAAATCTTTTATTAAAATGACCAGTATTATCAAGAATATCTTCTCTATCAAGTGTAAACTGTACTGATTTAAATATAACAGTTGCAGTAGAAGCTTTTACTCTAGTCCCATCAAAACTAAATACTAAAGCACCATTTTCATCTATGCCAACAACCTTTTTTTTGATTGTATTAAAGACGTTAGTTTGTATTGCGCTTTTTATATCAGAATTAATAGATGAATTATTTGCATTTTCATAACCATAGTCAAAATCATTTTTTTTACCTATATAATTAGATTTATTCATATCATTAGAAAAATCAACAGAATAGGTTTTAGCACCAGAAGAAAATTGTAGATAACAATATACTAATCTATGTTTACCTTCTATTTCATCTTTTATATTTTTCTGTATAAAATCTCTAGCTTCATTTGAAAAGCCTGCATCTCTAGTAGCCCAATATTTATAATCATTTTCTGAATCTAGTCCCCAATATTTTGTATTCTTATTAAAAGGATATACTCCGTTTCTAGTTTCAGTATATTTATTTTTATCTCCTTCAGTAGCAGAACCATAGATAAAAGTAAAACCTAAATCGTCCCATTGGTGCTTGTTATTTTCATCTCTATCATAAAGCCATAAACCATTTTTAGCTGAATGTTGCAATATACCTATTTTACCGCCATTATATAATCGTTCTTCTGTATGTCCAAATACAGCACTATCATAAGCGTCGTTGAAAATATTATAAACTGTACATAAATCAGGATTGTTTCCTTCATCCCATTTTATATCAAAACTAGCTATTCTATCTTTTTCTAGTGTATCCCCTTTATACAGATTTGATACATCATAATCAAACATATCATCGGTTAAAATGGAAGAAATAGCATCACCAGACTTTGAACTAGTATAACAACCTAAAGTATTATTAAAGCTAAGTTCAGTTTTATTAAGCCTCATATTTCTATATGAAACATTGCTAATTCCATTAACATATAAATGAAGACATTGTACAGATATTGGACTACTTATCTTGTCAACATTTTCATTTATATTGCTTTCAATATAATTACTAATATATAATTTATTTTTGAAACTAGTTATATTACGAACATTATATATTTCATAAGTAGTAGCGAGAAGTTCATCTATATCAGTATCTGTTACTTGTTCATAATCAAAATATATTTTGTTAGTATTAATATCAAATTCTTTCCAAATACGAGCATTAGTAGAATCGTCATGAGAAATAATAAAACCTAATTGAAAACTTTTATATAAAGATTTAGCAGAATCATTAACAAATGCAACATCAAATATAAAAGATTTAGCAGAATCAGTATGATAATCTATATAACTAAGACCTCCTTGAAGTGTATTTATTTTGGTAGAAGTTCCACCAAAAATAGGAGAGCTACAAAGATACCAATTAGTATATACATCAGTTCTAATTTTATATCTAATAAAGAACACGTATGTTCCATTAGGTATAGTTTTTGCATATGTATCATTAAGAGTAAGATTACACATAGGAACTCTAGGAGCTTGTGTATAAATACTCTCATCATCAGTTGCTTTACAAAAAGAAAGATTTATATGTTTTATTGGAATGAGTGTGTCTTCGTTGTCTGTATATTCAGCAATTGAAAGAATCTTTTCTCCACTAATATTAGTGGTTACAGTTCCATCTATTTCTCCACCACTATATTTCCAACCACATTCTACTTTTTCGGCAGTTTCTGTTTTTTCATTATATTCATATATTTCACTCTTTTTGTTAGTATGAGTGAAAATATAAATTATATTGTCTAAACCAATTATATGTCCGACAATTTGTTTACCTTGTAAAGCAAATATATTCTTATAACCAAAATCAGATACAAGAGAACCGTCAGAATCAAGTTTCATGTTTTTAGCAAACATAAGACTTCCTTCTTCACAATTCTGAGGATTTTGATTAAGATTTAATTTAGGTATTACTCTCATATTATTTTAGCTTCTTGGAAGAAAAGTACTATTATAAAAGAAATTATTCCAACCATCTGAACTACGACTAATTGCTATTTTAACAGAAGCCATAGCTTTAGGTCTAAGAATACTCCATTGTATATATGGATTAAGAACTTGATTAGGACTTGAAAGACTATAAACTTGATGTTTACTACCTCTACTAAGATATTTAAATAAACAATACCAAGCAAGTGCTTCAAGAAGAAGTCCGTTGTCATATATATAAGGCACTTCACATTGATAATATTCATCAAAATAAGTAGCAGTTTCATAACTTTCTACTTCAATTTCATCAGTGTCAAAATTAAGTTCTATATTATTTCCATCAAGAACAAAATTATGATTTCTATTTGATGCTACAATAGTACCAACAGTCATAAAATTAATTCCTGTTTTATTGGTATTATCAATAACAGCAATTTCTTGTGGCATAGTTTTTGATGATTTACTACAGCCACAAGAATTATCATTATTTAGTTCCATTATTTCACAACCATGTTTATCATAAACTTTAAGTTCTTTAGCATTTATTATACATGGAAATTGAGCAACTCTATTACTTACTTCAAGTTTTCTACGTTTTCTTTCCATTGGTAGAACTTGCATTTGTGATAGAGCATCTATAGTCCAAGCAGCAACTCTTGGAATCCAATCAGATTCACTGATATTAAAATCATTATCTATTTTACCTATTAGTCTTGATAAAGGTAATTGGTTTTTGAGTTTCATTTCTTATAAATTTAGTATATAAAATTTTATCAACTTTATCACATAGTGTAACTTTAGTTTTAAGGTCGATAGCTAATTCACAAATTTTATTTGTATTATTATTACAAAGTTCAATAAGTTCATCATTGCTTTTCCCTCGTAAAGACCTATGTCGATAATCTCCAATTTCAAGTTTAAAAGTGCTACCACCAGAAATCTTACAATCTATAAGAGGAATTTGATAACAATATTCGTTACAAACAAATACTCTTTTATCTTTAGCTTTATATTCTATTCCATTACGAACACACCAATCAGCCTCCTCTTTATTATAAATTCTTTCACCTTTTTCTTTAAGTTCTTTTTCTTTCTTTTTAGTAGCAGCATAATCTAGCATAGGTTTCTTTTTATCAAAGACACAACGATTAACACATATCCAACCTATACCGTTACTAAAAGAATAACCTTGTCCTTCAAGAATTAATTTTTTATGAACCTCAGTATAATATACTCTAAGATATTCTGTATATTGTTTAAGTGTAAGTTTCAAACATCTATTATAGAAATCTATATCTTTAATACACTGATGTAATTCTTTCTGTTTAGAAGCTAAATCATAAAGATTATATAAATCAGTAACAAGTTCATAATTATTTTGTTTATTTATAAATAGTCCTTTAGCTACTTTATAAAATGTACCTGTTATGTATTCATTATTCTTAAACTCAATATAATCAAAAAGATTTATTCCAAACTCTTTTTCATATACTTTAGCCCAAGAAGAAATATTAGTATGTTTTATATCAACTTCTTCTTTTAATGTTTCTTTTAATTTAAGAGCATCTTCTAACTTTTGTTTATTACTTTCTATAAACAATCTATAATATGTTCTAAAATTAATAGGTGTTTCTTTAATTCCCATATTAGTTATACTTTATAGTATCTGGTATTTCATTAGTTTCACGAATAGTACTTAGCAAATCTCGCTTATAAATAATATCTTTAATTTGTCCAATCATATCTTCAGACAAAAGAAATTCATTTTCTTCCATGAGAACATCCATACTATCTATTTCCTTATTTTCTATTTGAATTTCAGTAGGATGTTCAAACGCAGATTCTATTATTATTTTTTCAAGTTCAAAAGGATTATTATCAGCAGGAAATATATAAATATAACCATTTATGTAATCGTAACATGGCATACCACATAAGCCAGGAACTGAACTCCTAAAACGAGCAGAAGTTTCTTTAATAAAAGGAAATTCTCTAGAAGTTTTATAGCCAACAGAACTAACTCTATCAAATGGAAGATTGTTAGTAAGTCTTACAGGTGTAGGAACTTTTTGAGAACTACGTTTAATTAAATTAATATCAATATCTTCCATTCCTTCTGGAAGTTCAATTTCACCATCATAAACTTCTGTAAGACTAACTTTAAATCTTTGAACTAGTCCTTTATCAACAAATCCATGATTTTCAAAACTTCTACGAATAACTTCATTTCTAGTATGAATTACAAGAAGTTTAATATTTTCTCTAAGAGCTTTATTATTAGGTTGTTTAAGAGAATGAGCAAACTCAGAAACAAGCATTGATATACTAGCCATATCTTAATCAGTTTTATTATTAACAATACTCCCCCGCAGATGTTGTGCAGTAGTACACTAACTAATTATTATACTAACACTATTATAATAACAATTAAGTTTCACAACCTTTCTACGGGGGAGCGCATTATCTAAGTCTGTAATATGCCCTATGAAGCACAGAACCTAAGCTATTTTCGATTTAATATGCTTGCTTGATGTTCCTATCATAAACCATATTTGGATGTCTTAAATCGCTTGAAAATAATTACAATAATTTATCACTATTATCTTATTTAATTTTAGAATAGTAACCAATATTAAATTTATTACATATAGGTTTAAATATCCAAGACCAAGATACAGGAGCAAGAATAAAACTATTAAAAAGTGTTTTACTATCACTTCCTGTAGCATAATAAACAACAGTAGTTATAATACTAATTACAAGAAATATAAGACGTTTGTTACAAGTACTAATTTGACTTTTCTTTTTATAATCTGTATAAAGTTTAATAGCAAGATATGTTGCTATATTAACAATAACACAAAAAGGAAAATCAAAACTTTCTAATGTTTTGTTTATAAGTTCTAAAATTATTGTTTCCATTATTATCTTTATTATTTGTTATATATCTATTACTATTATCAGCAAATATATTAAAAATCCTCGAATTAGCCAAATTTTTATGTGTTTTTAACTTTTAGATTATATACAGAATCTTTATTATTATATAAAACAATAGTAGTAGCAATTTCACAATTACTACTACTATACTTAAAATTAACATTATAATTATAAACAATTAAACTTTTATATCATTGCTTCCCAATCTATTACGATACCACTTCTGCACATATCTGCATACCAACGATTAAATACAAGACCGTCATATCCATCTACATCATCAATGACATCTTTAACATACAAACACAGATGTTGCTCATCTGGTACACTACTACCAAGAAAATCAGCTTTACACATATTAGCTACATACACATAATCGTAAAGTTGATTATTTTCAATTTCAACACGATATGCTTTAAGTAGAGAATCTATTTCTTCTTTTTCTAGTTTAACTAGTCGAACCACACCCCCTGTAGAAGGGTTGTGAGATTCCATTTTACTAATAGCAAAATCACATAGTTTTCTATTAAAATGTCTACCATTATAACGAAGATAATGTTTCATATCTTCAGGCATATCGTCATAAATATCTAAACTATCTCTTTTCATATTATTAGAAATTAAAAAGGAGAGAAGAATACTCCTCTCTCCAATTACACTTAGTTTAATTAGTATCGAGGACGCATACCTCTACTACGATCATCTCGACTATAATCATCATTATCATAATTATCATAATCTTCATCGTATCTGCGACCTTCAAGTCTGCCATCTCTACGAGTTCTTGTTCGACTTTCAGATTCACGACCTTCAGAATATGCTTCTTCAAGACAATCCATTATATCACAAGCAAGTTCTTTAAGCTTGCGAGCTTTATACTTAAGAGCATTAGACTTATCTTTTTCTATTACAATATACATAACTTTACAATTTTAATGTTGGATTACTATTAGAGGACAATACATTTAGAATTTTATCAAGTTTTCCTTCCATACTTGAAACTTTTGTATCTAAACTATTAATCCTATCATCACGTTCTTTATCTTTAGCAAATTGAGGATTAAGTTCTTTAAGAACTTCTTCACATCGAGCTACTTGACTTTTATAATCTTCAATATGTTCTATAACATAGTTAGCATGTTGGAGAGTAGCTTCTATTTCAGATTGAATAGTTTGTTTGCTTTCAGCAATAATAAGATTACCATTATTATAACTAACAGAATTATTGTTAGCAGGAATATTGTTATAATCTACATTATTTCCGTCTACTTTAACCTTTAGATTTACAACCATTGTATTAATACCATCAGTTGCAAATACAGGTGTTGTAGTTCCAACAACTTCTCCAATCTTAAAATCTATTCCATTAGCTTTGTTTAAAATATAAACTCGGCTACCTTGATTGAGAGCTGAAAACATTATACTATAAGTTGAAGTCTATTATTTTGTTTATCAAATACTATAATGTGAAGACCTGCTGTAAGAGCAGTAAGAGCTTCTCCATTACTTGCCAAGAGAGGAAGAGTGCTATTATTAACCATAATTTCAAAACCAGTTGCAGTAGCTGTAGCTGCATTAAAATTAATTACCATGATACCAGCAACTCCCATAGCTCTGAAAGTATGATTAGGCATACTAAAAACAGCATTAGCAGTAGCACTGCCAGCAGTCGTTTGAGTAGCAGCTACTAAAGGTATACCGCCACGATTACCAATGAACTCATTATTTAAAGCCATAATATTATCTCCTATAACTTAAAACCAAAAACCATTAAGACCGTTACCGCCATTGTACATACCATATTGATAAGCAACACAATTTGGTACTGCCTGGAATGGTTGATAAGGAACTGTCACAGTCTGAGGCTGAGCACACTTAATTTCATTAACTGCTTGAGCAATAGGATTTACAGCAGCAGCAATTTGCTGAGCAATTACTCCACTCTGATGTTCAGTAGTAAGCTGAGTTTGCAAAGCATTAATCTTATCCTGCATTGCAGCCTTTTCAGAAGCATCAAGTTTAGCAATAATTCTATCACCAACACCATCTACAGACTTTTCAAGATTACAAGTCTGGTCACGAAGAGCATAGCCAACATCAGCAAAACCACGAGTTACAGCACTATTTACGCCACTAACAGAGTCTTTAATAGCATTAGTCTGCTGAATAGTAGCAATCTGATTTTGATAATTACCCTCTGTAATAGCTCCCTTCAAGTTGCAGCAGCAAGTAGCCAACTGATTAGCAAGAGTCATAGTATTCTGAGTACCAGCATTAAGCAAAGCACCAGTAGAAGAATCAATCTTACAACCTACTTGAGTAATACCGTTGCTTACTTGAGAAATAGCTGCTTGAATCATATCAACTTTAGTTCCAAACATACTAGCCAATCTTTGAGTTGCAGCACCATTACCGTTAATAGCTTGCATAAGCAAATCACGTCCATCATTGTTACTAACCATATTAGCAAGAGGACCAAGACAACCACCGCCACCATTCTGAGCTGCGTTACCAAACAAGCCACCATTACGCATAAGAGGATAGAGGAAGAACAAGAAGATTATCCAAACCCAATTACCACCACCAAAACCTCCATTACACATAAGCAGAGGAAGTAGACTGTTAACATCACTAGAAGTCTGACGAGTTCCAGCATCAGGGAACATAAAAACTTTAGAATCATCCATAACTATTGAATCATTAAATTAATTAAAAGATTAATTTGTACACTACCGGTATTTGTACAATGCAAAGTTACAACATTAATGTTCCGTTCACATAATTTTGCTCAAAATAAAGCGACCTGCCTAATTATCAATGAATTAGACAGGTCGCTCCATGCTCAAGCAGCACACGCCACTACAGAGCCTTACAAGCCATGTTTTTCTTTATATTCTGCTATATGATTTTCTACTTCGTCTTGCCACCAATATTTATCACCACCAAGAGTTTTACGAGGATGTGGTATTCTACCATCAGTAACCATTCTTGTAAGAGTAGAACGAGAAACGTTAAGATGTTTTGCAAGTTGTTCTGCATTTAACTTTCTATGAATAAGCATATTTGCTATTTCAGTTAATTCTCTATCATCAACTTCACAAGTATCATCTTCTATTCTTTGAGCTATTTGTCGAAAAATAGCAGCAATAACTTTCTTAGTTTTAATCATGATTTGAAGAATTTAAGATAAATAGTTATTAGCATTGTTACTATTGTTATACATACAAACAATATAAAATAATTTGCATCGTCAAGAGGTATTCCAATATAAAAATCATAAATGTTTAAAACATCAATAAGAATACTATAATGTAGAAACATTCTATAATAACTACAAAGTTTAAAAGTATAACTAGCAACATAAAGGTATATAACTGGTAGTAATGATATACCACCAATATAATTTAATGGAATATCATTACTACCTAAGAAGCTTAGAAAAGAATTTATACAATGAACAATAGCTATAAGAATTGGTATAACTTTTGTTATAAGTATAAATTTTCTAATAGTACGTCTATTCAAATTTTCCACCATTCTCAAAAGTTCTACGACCAGATTTTGTAAAACCAGCTTTAGGAATCATTGGATTAGGTCTATTAGAAGACCTATCAGGATTACTTTTAGAATTTGTTACACGAGGAGTAACATTTCTTTTTCTACTATGTGCCATAATTTATTCTATTTGAATATTAAGTGTATCGGGATATCCTTTTGTTATATCATAAGCAAGACAATCTTCTATTGATTCAAGTTGCTTTATTTCTACATAATGTTTTTGAGTATTATCATAACATTTTTTAGCATACATTTCTACAGTAGTAAGAAGAGTAAGTGCTTTATCTACATTAACAGCTATAGACATAGTGTTAAACCAAAGAGTTGTAACAGCTACTCCATTATTCTTTTCAAGATTAAGACTATTAAACAAGCCAACACGAGTTGCTTTATCAAGCCAAACTCTTTCATTATTAAGAATGAAACAATTAACTTCTGCACTGCTATCATATTCTTTTTGCAAAGATAACAAATGATTTTTAATATCAAACAATGTAGGCTTATTCTTAACAATTATTGATACTATTCTTGCATCACTATCATCTCGTTCATATTTTTCCATATTTTTTGAATTAGGTGATAACCTAAGAATATATTTATCATTTTTAGGATTAATACATTCTAAACCTACAAGTTCATCTCTTTTAATATTTATCCAACGTATATTAATTTTAATTTAATTAAATTCATAAAAGTTTTATTATTTATATTTTATAGTTTCTTATTATTCAGTATATGATATTATAATACTAGGAGCTATTCTTATTACAGCAGTACATGACCTATTTTCATAAATTATATCTCTATCAATTTTTATTGTAATTTCTAAATTGCTGGTATCTATTCCAACGTATTTTTCAATTCTATATGTTAGACTATTTAACGGGAAATTGACAACATTGATTATGCTACCCTCTTGTTTGGCAACTATTTTACAAGGAACCATACCTTGTATGTCAATCATGCGGTCTGCTATGCTTTTAGTAATTCTAAAAGTAAAAGCACCATTATCATCCGCTATGGTCTTAGTTTCAACCACTAGTTTTTTAACAGCAATAGTGTTAGTTATTTCTAGCCAATCACCAAATTGAACTTCAGTATCTTTTTTAAAAATAATACGTTTAAATATTTTGCCAAGCTCATCATTCTGTCTGCCATAAGCAGTTTGTTCTATAGTTGTATAACCAGCACTGTCTTGTGTAGTGGAAGCAAGAGTGAGCAATGTGTATGCACCTGTAGAACCAGCAGGTCTGCCAAGAGTACACCAAGGATATACTCCTGTCTGTAAGGCATTATTCATATTACTTTCAGAATAAGTAGGCAGATTATTCTTTGCAGCATTAGCAATAGCTTCAATAGAAGCTATTTTGTTTATCTGCGACTTATCCCAAGGAGTAACTACACCCTGTGTACCTTTAAATTCACTATTAGCAGCCTTAGCATCATTAAGAGGAATTATCTTATATACAGGCTTCAAACTAAGTTTGCCTATGACAAATAAATCACCAACATTAGCACCCTCTGCACCTACAAGAGATGTAATATCAGAGTTTATATTTATGCGAGTTTCTGATGATGGCAATTTACCACTACTATCTGCTATAACATAGAAGTTGATACTATTATTAGCCACCTTAGCATACTTAATACCTAAGCTCGCTACGCTTTCAGTAGTAAGATTAATAGAACCTGTCAATGGAATTGTACCTTTGATTGGCAGATATGCTGCATCTGCTTGTTCCTTGAACTTTCTTAGCCCATCTAAATCTAAATATTGTGCCATATATGTTATGTTTAGAGATGTACATAGGAATTAATGATATAATTCCTATGTACATAATGTATTTAATTAAATAAAGCTTGTATTTTATCCTCGGTTATACGTGTAGCTACACTACCATCAGCCATGAGGATTTGCTGACTTGTACCACCAACCTTAACAATCTTAGGCGAAGTGATAGAATTACCAGTAATATCAGTTTTTTGCCCTGTAAGTGTCCAATCTTGATTGTTAACATCTCCTATTGCTCCTATAGAAGCACTGTGTGCATTAACAACTATACCATCTACATTGACTTTAACTACTTCATCTACTGCACCAGTAGAATTAGCGTGTTGTATTATAATATCTGCTGTACCATTTTCTCCAGTTGCATATATATTGTTCTTACTTGGTGTATCAGCAGTACTAGCATTAACAGTAAGTGTAGGAGTACCAACACCTACTGTAAACACTCCAACATCACTATCTGCTTTACCATCTAATGCAGATTTAATAGCCTTGTTCTGTACAGGATTAGTAGAACTTGTACTTAATGTACTATCAACAATAGTTTTATTAGCTCCTGCTGCAATACCATCTAATTTTTCTTTATCTACGCTTGCCATCAAGCCATCAGCAGAAGTGGTGGCTGTGCTGTAGTTTGGTACTCCGATGGTAATTTTGCCATCAGCATCTGAAGTGACACTAGCTCTGCCAGAACCTACAATATTATGCTTCTCTCTTAACGTTGTGTCATCCAAGAGGTTAAGCCATACATTACCGTTGGTTGCAGCAGCATTATTGGTGGCAGTAATAGAATTACCAACAATAAGCTTAGTGGTGTAATGTGTATTTGCACCTGGGATGCCCAACTTAGTAATATCATCCTTGGTAACAGCAGACACACTACTTACATGTGATGTCGCATCTGTACTAAACTTGTAGAAACCTAATTCTTTGTTTGGAGCAGAACCTGTTGGATGTGAGTAAGTGGAGTCAGGAGCAACTTTAAGTATTCTCCACCTACCAGTGGTAGCATCTACACTATTGCTCTTTTTTAATTGGTACAATGTACCACCCACATTTGTTATAAAGTTGTTTGGAAACCAATCTTCTTTTGCAGCTTTAAGTTCTGCTACGCTATTGAAATAATCACGCTCAAAGTTAAATTGAGGTGATTTCAAATCAAACCCTTGATTAATAATAAATGCCATAATTTTACCTCCTATCTTTAAGCGAATTTATATGTTGATGATGCTGTAGCAGGAAGTTTTTGTACATATACATAATATTCCTGTCCGTTTACTATTATGGTGCTTGCCGTATAGCCACCAATACCCTCAAAGCCGTTGCCATCCTTTATAGAAGTAAGTGTGCCATAGCTCTTAGGATAAGCATATACAATAAGTTGATTAACTTGACTAAGTGTAGAAGTCTTGCTTTTTCCCCACTCTATACTCTTAGTTAGCCCTTTGATAAGAGTTTCATTCATAGTTGTGCCATTGGCTACCACACCAATATATGTTGGATAATGGTATGTTATTGATACACTCTTACTAATAGTAGTCTTACCACTTTCTGTAATATTTATAACAGCAGACTTTGTGGTTGCAGACGTAGCTCCTACTAAAGCAGTTTTCTTGTAGGTGTTTTTGCTCTTCTCTACTGATATAGGAGTAGCACCATCTACAACAATTTCTTGTGAGTAGCTGTCATGGAAGTCTGTATTACTCAATGCCCATGTAAAAGTAATATCTGCGGATGCCCCGACTTCAAGCAAAGACGGAGATGCAGTGAAAGAGCTTATGCTAAGAGGGTATCTTCCTTTTAAGATGTCAAAAGCTTTCTTATCTGCGGCAGACATAAGACCATCAGCAGATGTAGTTGCCACATTCTTAGTAGCTTTCTTGCCCAGTTCACTATTAATGGTAGTAAAGTTGGAGTTGATAACTTTGTTCTGTACAGGGTTGGTAGAGGTAGAAGATAGAGTACTATCCACAATAGTCTTGTTAGCTCCTTCTGCAATACCATTCAACTTCTTGAGGTTAGCCGCGGTTATCACACCAGCCTTGGACTCACTCGCTGCACCAATGCTTATATCTGCGGAATTTCCATCAGCCTTAGTGATAGTTAGATATACATTTTGGTCAATGCCCGAAGCGTTTGTCTGCTGCTCAATATCTTTGATAGTTTCTAACTTCTTAGAATAATCCGTCAAGTCTACGCTTGCTTTAAATTCACCAAGTTTTTCCCACTTAGAAGAATCATAAGTTTTACCACTACCAATTTCGCCAATGTAAATATATTCACTATAGGCATTCTGTGATTCTGTGCTACTAGCATTTTTTACTAAGTAAAGATGCTTCTTGATTTTTGTAACATCTGTTGGTAGTGAAGTAACAACTTCTGCAAATGTTGTGTCAATACCATCTTTACGAACAAATTTTGAATCAATGGTTTTTACTAATGCTTTCAAACCATCATAATCTAAAAATTGTACCATAACTAAATTAATTATTAATTATTAATTATAAATTGCAAAATATATAGTGTACGAACACTATATGTATATGTATATGTATGTTTCAAATGTCTAATATTACTATTATAATTAGATATAATACTAAGGTTTATCTTAATTTCATTGAATCAAGACTTACCTAGAATTAACACTTATAGAATAGGCAAATAGTTGTTCAATTTTTGTTTCCGGAATAATTTGTATATTTTTAATAATATTCTCTATTTGAGTACATCTATTTGATATGTTATCAAGTTGTTCATCGACATTAGGAGTAGCTGGAATACCAGTATCTTTATCATCACTAAACCAATTGCCATTATCTCCAATAGTCACGTTTCCTTTAACTACTACAGATATATAATTTCTTACTTTAATATTTGTATTTGTCCAAACACCATTAGTTTTACATTGATACAGAACTGCATCATTAAGATTAGATCCAACATAAGCGTATTGACCAACATTAGGACTTTGTACATGATTCTTTAACGCATCAGCTTCAACATACCAACCTGTAAATACATTCCAATTATAATAAATATTATTCCAATAATCTTTATTTTCCCAATTTGTTAAATCAGTTGAATTAAACTGCCAAAGTTCAAATTCCGTTTGACGGTCAAGTCTATCAGAATTAAGATTATAAAAACTAAGAATAGCACCTGCTCTACGGTTAATAGAAAGAACTGTAGCTACCGCTTCCTCAAGATTTTCAAAAGCAGTAATTGTGCCATTTTCGTTTTCAGTAGTAAGATTAATGAAATTATTATCAGCATAACCAGTAACATTCATTGGTTGCCAATATTCACGATTTTTAATATCTATTCCATTAGGAACATTAATCTTAGCAATATAACTAAAATTATCATAAGTATTATAAACAAGAGCAAGTTTTTCATACTCTTGTTTTCTATTCCATTTACCTTTAGGAGCAATACTTACATTTCCTAAATCTTTACTGAATTGTTTCATAATATGATATTTTAAAAAAAAATACATTTTAATTGAGATTTATACTTCTTATGATAATTTCATGATTAATAAATTTACTAGACCTTATTATCAGATTCTACATTTAAATGACTTTTATCATCAATAGTAAAAACTTCACCATTATCTTTATTATCTAGATATTTCTGATAAAGTTTACCAGTTTCAATATCTACCATAAATTTAAAATTATTTCCACTACAACTACAAAGAGCTTTCAGTTTACCATCAGGAGTAATTGGATAGTAATTAGTTCCGTTATAAATTGATTTATCTAAATGCTTATAATAGTATTTAAGTTGCTGCTTTATATAATTATAATAAAAATTAGCTTTAGTATAATCTGATTGTTGATAAGCTGCACAAGCACTTTGAAATAATCCCCAACAATTAAATAATTTCTTACCATCACCTTTACAAGCAAAATTACAATCATCAATAATATCTTTGCCTGTATCAGCAATATAATTAATAAGTTGATGATATGTACAAGTCCATTCTGAAGGAATAGTAAGATAAAGTACTTCTGGATGAATTTCTTCAGTACCATCACTTTCTAGTTGGTTAACTATACTTTTATTGTATTGCTCAGTATAAGAGTTCGTATTAATTACAGACTTCTTCACAGGGCGGATTAGTTTAACTTCTTTCATAGGTCTTACTATTTAAACATTATTTGCTTGAAGCCTAATTGCTTCTAATTTATCATCGGTAAGACAATCATAATTATCAACACAATCTTGAAGAATATTATTAATAATAGCTTTACAAATCTTACTAGTATTTACAACATAACCTTGAGAAGAAAGAACTATCTCGGTTTTAACGCCAATTAATTCTTTTTTCTCAAGATCTTGTTTAAGAATATTTGCGATATCACTGTTATTCATAAGAACATCTTATTAAATAGTTCAATGATTAAAAACCTTATTATTTACATAAATAGAATATTCATTAGCAATGATAGTAAGTTTATTAAGAACTTGTCCAATTCGAACATCCTTACCTTGACCATCATATATTACTTCTAAACATTCTTTAGCTGTATCGTCAATCCATTTATCTTTTATTTTTGTAGCAATGTTAACTCCATCAACTTCGTAAGCAGAAAAAACATTATAAAGTTTATAATATTCTGTACTAATAGTTTTAGAAATATTCTCTCTAATTAAATCTCTATTTTCATCAATATTATTATGAATAATAATCTCATTACAAGCTTTACTAATATTAGCTCTAAAACTATCAAAAGCTAAACTTATAACTTGACGAACTTTAGTTAGTTCTTTACTTTCTGCATTTTGAATCTGTTTATCTAAAACAGTATTAAGTTTAACTACATTTTCACTAATTTCTTTTATTGCAGACGCCATTTGAAGCAATGGCTTGTTCTTAGCTTTAGACTTATAAAAATCTACAAGTTTGATAATCAAAGTATATAATATAAAAACACTACTTGAAATCAAAACCGTAGTATAAGATGAATTTTTAACGGCATCACTAACTATATCATTTACTGTTTGTAATTCATCCACATTTTCTAGATGTTTAAATGCACCTTGTCTATTTTACAAGGCAAGGCACATTTAATTAATACTTTATTCTTCACCTTTCTCGTCAACACTAGCAGCAACAGCAGAAATACCAAGAATTGTGTCAAGAGTTGTAATTGCTTCTGCACCAACAGGAACAGCAATATGTACAGTCTGATATACAACTTCATCACGTTGCTTTGCTGAAACACGAGGAACAGCAAAACGAAGAGTATAAAGAGTATACTGATTTTCACTTACAATTTCAGGATAACCAGGATAAATCTCTTTACCGTCCTCACCTGTATAATTAAAGCCTTTACCAGCAGCACAGCGAGAAGCCAAATCTTGAATATCAGCTTTATCAAGTTCTGCCTTCTTACCGTGTGTTACCTCAGTAGGTACAACACCACTAAGACTATCAGCACCGAGAACTTCAAAATCTTTTCCAGCTTCAAGAGCAGTAATTGTAATAGCACCACCTGTATTTGATGCTTCTACACCAAGATTATATTTATTACCATTAATTTGACTAACAATCTGCTTAGCCACATATGCCGCAGTTGTAGATGTAGCCATAGTTGTAAACGTCCAATTACTACGCTCATTAAATACAGTACCTTTCTTAACTATAACTACAGTATAATGTGCACCTTTTTCTGGAGTAGGAACTGTAATTTTAGCAGTAAATTTTTTACCTGCTTCATAAGAAGCCTTAGTAACTTGAAGAGATTTAACATCTACTTCAGGAAACATAAGAGGCATTTTACCTGTAGCACGTCCTACTACAATAGAAAAATTACTAGTAGGAGCAGCTGTTAACAATGCACCATCACTCAAAGAAAAGAGAGCAATAGTTCCTTCTGGAACAGTAGTAAGATCTGTAGCTTTAGCAGTAGATGTTGCATAAGCTTTTTTCTCACAAATAAATAATTGTTTCATTACTTTTATGTTTATTAGTTAATTATTGTTGTTGTTGAGCATTACCTTCATTACGATAATTATTTCTCATATTCTCTTGACGAGCATTTTGTTCTTGAGCTTGTGCTGCCATCATAGAACCACTAATAGCAATACGATATAAATCAACAGCATGTTTGACTATATCAATATGCATATATTCAGGCAAGTCACAATCTACATTTTGTCCACCAACATCTTCTTTATATGCAACAACAGCAGGTTTTGATATATAAGACATACGAAGTTGATAAGGAAGAAGTCTATCTGCAAGATAATATGTAGAAGTAGACTCATCTTTGACGAATTTATCAATATAAAGATCAAAGACATTATCTGCTCCATTATTATATGTAACAATAATAGGACTTCTAAGCCTTGGCTTAAGAACGAAATCGTTAAGAGTATCAGCTAAGAAACTATCATCTATAATACGAACAGGAAAGAAATTTGTAACAAGACCATCAACTTTAAATGCAGGAGGTGTATAGCTTGTATCAGAACCGTCATATCCAAGGTTTGAAGTTTGCTTATAATTCAACGAAAAATCAACAAGAAACATATAACTTGGAATATCTAGTCTAACAGTTTTTGAAGAAGTGCTCATACGACCACTATATCTATCAGATGCAGAAAAACCAAAATATGTATGTTCTTTATCAGTTGGGGACATATCTAAAATAGAAACACGATATAATGAACGAAGTGCATTTATTTGTCCTATCTTAGAATTGTCTGTAATCACCCTGTCATTAGTGATACCTATGTTTTGTTTTATAATCTCATTAACACTATCCATAATAGAAGTGTTAATGAGCAAATCAATCTGTTCAGGAAGAATAGCTCGATGATTTTGCATACCCATTTGTTGAGCATACTGTCTAAACATAACATGCATCTCGGCTATATCCATATCTCTTAGTTTAATTAGAACATTTTAAGTTTATTTTCATAAAGCTCTTTCATATCCTTATTATCAGGATTATTAAAGAAAGCTACAGCACCATTCATATTAGAACCAATTAGGGTACCATCTGCTGTAGAAATTTGCTGATTAAATTCAGAACGAACAAGTTCTCCACGAACAATCAACGTTTCAATGAAAGCACGAGTAGTAATATTCTTATCAGCAAACAACTTATTGAACTTATCAGGATGTGTATTTACATAATCCATAAGATAAGATGTCTTTTCACTATCAGTCTTGATAAGAGCTTCTGATACATTCTCGTTTCTAGATGCAACAATAGTAATATATACAGCATTACGTTTTGTGGGAGATGCGTTAAGTTCAATGAAATTACGCATAGCTTGCATACGATATTCTGTAAGTTTCTTTTGCTTTTCAGCTTCTTTAGCTTCGTCCTTAATATAAAAACGAACAGAAGGATCTGAATTAACAATAGCAGTGTCTTTTGCTACATCTCTGTAAAGAAGACAATGACGATAAATAATATATTGCTCAAGATTTACTGGATGACCAATCTTATATTTTTCACTTTCAAGAGTATTGAGAGCATCTACACGTCTCTTAATACCTTCTTTAATTGCAGAAAGATTAGTTCTATCTACTTTTGCATATTCTTCATCAATAGCATCTTCTTTCTTTTTGAAATCAAGATAATCTTTCTTTGTGTTATAAACAAAAGAAATGTCCAAAGGAACATCATTCTCATTTACAACAAATTGAATGTTGCTAAGCCAAGCTTTAACTCTACTTGTAAAATCAGCATGATTAGGTGATAGACCTACAAGTGCAGGAAAATAAGCATTTACTTCTCCAGCATTGGAAGAAAGAACTCGACAAGAAGTAATAGAACTACCAATAGTTTCTTTACGTTGACCGAGAACTTTCATATTTACTTTACGATAATTTGAATAATTGTGGACAAGACTAATAACAATAGTTCTCTTATCTACGTATTCTTTTGTTAAATCTTCATTATTTGTGTCACTACCACCTGATTGTTCTGGAACTTTAGTAGGACTACTTGGTATAGTTGTTTTAATATCCATTGTTCTATAATTTTACTGATTATTACTAATTAGAGTACACACTTCAAATGGAACATCTTAGTTGCATTATTTACTTGAAGACCATAGCTGTTCTTAATTTCATAACGTGACATATCAACCTCTGTAGAAATTGAATTGTTAGGAACAGAACCCCAAGAAGCAGGAATATCTGTAAGACCTTTCAAAATACCAATCTTATAAATCTGACCAGTTTGACGAACCTTACGAACATTACGAACTCCCTTATAAACAGAAAGGTCAATAAGGAATGCTTGATGTGAAGTCATAGGACGACCTGTACGAGGATGAACCATACCGTTAGCCTTAGCATTTTCTGCAAGAGTACCTGTATCAAGGAAAGGCAAATGTTTAACAGTAATAATATGTCCATCTACAGTCTTGTAACGACGGAAATACTTACCATAAGAAAGACCACCTTCAAAGTCTTCAATCATCTTATCACCAAGAGGTGTAGCAAATCCTTCAGAACGAGTTTCATTACGGATAGCCATATCAAAGTCTTCCATGAAGCCTTTACCACCCATAAGAACAACTTCCATAGAACCAGTATCAGTATCCTTGTCGAGAATATCACCAATAGTGCGTTCAATCTTATTCAAAGTAAGAACTTCACCATAAGTATCATAGTTAGACTCACGACAAATTTGCATCATACCAGCAGTATGAGGAATTGGCTGACCATTATCTGGATCAATAAGAAGAACTTCACCGTTTTCATTACGGTTATATTCTGCAATCCATAGACGCTCTTCATCCATAATACGACAAGTAATATCATGTTGACGCATCTCTTCATTAATCCAAAGGTTAGTAGTACCACCACCCTTAGTCTGGAACTCATAAGTTACAACAACATTAGAAATATTACCTGCAATTTCCTTAGAATAACGGTGGAACTCAAGTTGACTAGTCATCTTACCAGGACCCATAACGTTACTTCTATTACCCTTAGAATAAGATTCACTGATAGTAGGAGCAGTCATAGACCAATACTTACCAACCGCAAGATTAGAAGGATCTACATAAACATTAGGATCAGGAGTAGTAAGCTTAAGACGATAAAGATAACCACCATGAGGACCTTCACCAAGATCCTTCATAATACGAACTTGTGTTATACCATCAGGAGCAATAAGACCATACTGCTCAATAAGCCAGTGAGTAGCAAACTCTACATCAAACATAGCACCACCCTTACCAGGTGTAGTATTAGCAGTGTTAAAATAAATAACATAATCATTGAACTTCATACGACCCATAGTCTTCCAAGTCCACTGAACAGTTTTAATGTCTTTAACACCAGCAATACCTTGACCTTCAGTAAGGAATGTCAAAGGAAATCTATCATCATCCATACCATAAGTATAGGTAAGAGTATTATTAATTTCCTCTGGTTTAGACAACATAAGATGAGCAATGGTTTCTTCGTTAGAATAACCACGGTCATCATAATTAGTACGAGATACTTCTCTAAGTTTATACATACTTATTAAAGTTAAAAATTAAACATTAAAAATTTATTGAAGGATTATATCATCAATGTTTGACTTACCATCTTGTTTTTTAACAAGTTTAACAGTTTTAGTAGAACGATTTTGTTTAGATTTGACAATAAGTTTGCGAACTTCGTTTTCCTTAACTGCCATATCAATTAAATCTTTATAAGTTCCTCCTGTAAACATAAGCCAAGCATCAAGCATTTCGCGAGCCATATATTCATCATCGGTGAGTTGAGCTAAATCTCTCTGATAACCTGTAACCTTACTACCGTCTTCTCTTTCTACTGAAGCATTAGAAACATAATTAAAGAAATCATTAGGAGTAATAACTACTTTTTTACCATCAACTTCTTTTGTAAAACTATCAGGAATTTTATAACCGTTAATAACACGTCCATTAATCATATTATTAACCTTTTCCCAATATGCTTTAAGGTCTTCTGCTTCTTGTTGACGTTGAGCAGCAGCCTGTGTTTCAATATCCTTACGATATGCTTTATCTTTATCAACAAGAGCTGCAAGTTGAGTTTTAGCCTCATCATAAAGGCTTCCACTATCTCGAAGATATTTAATATAATTATCGTTAAGACTCTTATTACCAAACTCAGTAGCAGCCATCTTAATCACAGCAACAAGTTGACTTTCGTTGTCTTTATCCAATTTAATTCCACTACGATCTGGAATATCACCAAAACCTTTAGGAGTACCTTTAAGTTGTACATAGTCTTGGAATTGTTTAAGAAGAGGATTATCTTGATAAAGACGATTAATTGCTGCTTGTTGAAGTTCAGTAGAACGAAGATTAATAACAGAATCAATATAAGATTTAACTCCATTTGCATCTTCTGTAAACTCAACAGGAGTTCCATTTTCATCGTTTATTGTAATACCTACTGCTTCCTGAATAGAAGAAAGACTAAGCGGATCATTGTCACTACCATCATTAATATCAACTGTTTTAAGCCACTCAGCTACATCTGCTGCTGCTTTAAACACATTACCTTCAGCATCAACAACATCTCCGTTTTCAGAAACAGTATAAGTAACACCATCAACCTCAATTTGATCTCCAACATTTAGCTCCCCCGTAGAATGGTTGTCATTACCATTGTTGTTATCATTGCCATTGTTGTTATCATCATTACTGTTAGATGTATCTTTGTTATCATCTGTATCAGAAGTATTAATATCTGATACATCACTACCATTAAGATGAGTAACATCATCTTGATTATTTTGAGCACCACCATTATTATTGTCATTGGTGTTAGTAGCTTTGCTACCTGCTCCTTCAAAATCAATGTCTACAAGTGCCATAACTTTATTAATATTTTTAGGATTATTATTAGAATATCTAATCATCGCAAAGATAACATTTTTTATTTTAACTACAAAACAAATTTGAAGATTTTTAGTAATAATATCACTAAAAATAAGATATACTATATTATTACTGCCAACATCAGACATAACAAATGTTAATGAAATGCCGACATTTAATAGAATACTGCCAATAAAAAATGCTTTAGATAGTGCCAATCTTTGCCTGTGTTGGCTTGAAATCAGATAGATGAACAACTATATCAGTCAGCAAACAAAACGTCTGAAACCGCTTGAAAATATATGGAATAAAATAAAATAGTCTTCTTAATAATCACAAGGACTATTAAGAAGACAAAGAGTAGTTTGGAAATGCACTATACTACTAATTATTACTTATCGTATCTATTTTTATTAGTTTTAGCAATTTTTAATTGAGTATCTATTTGATGACGTTTAACTTCTCTATCTGCTGCTTTACTATAACTATCTGCAACAATCTTTTCTCGTTCAAGTTGGATACGTTGTTGTTCAAGATTACGCTTGTTTTCTTCTGCTAATCCAGCAAGACGAGTTTTAGCCGCTGTATCATCGCTATCAGCAGCAAGCATTGACATATCAACATCAATATATTTAAGTTGCATTTCATAAGCATATTGAAGTTCTTTTGTTAGTCTATCTTGTTCACCCTTAGCTTGAATCTCTTGGAGTTTAGTTTGAAGTTCTTCTTGCTTCAACATCTGTTCCATTTGTTTCATCTGTTCTTCATGTTGTCTTTTAATTTCCATAAATTTTTGAACAGTCGCCTTAATTTGACTAACATTATCTCCAGATATTGCAGCAAGAGCCATATCTAAATCTCCATTTTGAGCAGCACTAAATGCCCATTGACGAAGTTGTTGAATTTTATCAAGTTCTTTAGAATCATTACGAACTGTAGTAGAATAATCATAACTTATAAAACTATTAACATCAAGACTTATATATCTACGATTACCAAGTTCATCCCAATAAGAAGTATCAAGTCCTTCAACAAAAGCAAGTTTACAATAATCTAAATCTCTATTATAATCTGCTCTTCTAAATTCATCAAACATTTGAACAAGAATAACCATACCCATTGATGAACGAGTAATAGCTTCTTGTGTTGTTGCTGCTCCAGCAGATTGAGCTATATCACCATATCGTTGCATATTCATATCTACCATTTCACGAGCTTCAAGTTTGGTAGACTCCATAAGATTAGTAAGTTGAGTGATATAGTCACCCATATTAGCATTAAGCAATCTTATTTGCTGCATCTTTGTAGAATTAGTATCTTCACTATCATCTATAGGAAGAACTCCATCTGCTTGAAGTCTATATAATTTATCTTCAGTATCAGAAGCAATAAGAGATTCAGGAAGAAGAAGAATTAACATTTTATTTTTAGCAATAACCATTTCTCTGTGATAAGCAAATATATTACGCATAATTTGATAAGGAGTAACAAGTTTAATTATGCTAAATTTACCCATCATAGGAAGAACTTCCATAATACCATTATAAGGTAATTTACCTCCACGATTAAAAGCTATAGGACGAGCTTTAATAGGATATATAGAGTTATATCTTCCACCTATTCGATAACCCTCATAAACTTGTGGTTTATAAAGCCATTCTATGCTTATATCTCCTGCTTGTTTATTAAGAGTATAATCTTCTTCAACAATACGTGTTGTTTCTAAGCCAAGTTCATTTATGTAAGTAAGAACACCTTGTTTTGCTTCACCTCTCCAAACAACATGCCATACTTCAAATAAATTATTATTTTCAGCACAAATAGTTATAGGCTCTTTTTTAAATAGTTCTCTTTCATCTTTTGAAAACTTTTGACAAACATCAGAATAAGATTCAAACATTTGATTATAACTAAGTCTAGTTATACCATGATTAGATGAGGCTCTTCCATAATATAATTCAAGAAATGCTTTATCTTTTTCATCAAGAAAATCATCAAACATATCTATAATTTGTTGATAAGACATGAGCATGCGTCTAGCAAACATGTCATGGTCTTCAACAAAAAACTTATCATTAGGAATAGGATAAGCTTCAAGAACAGGAACATTTTCTTTAAACAGTGTATCTCCTCTTACATCTGAATAAGAATAACATTCTCCAAGAGAAACAAAATTAAAGAAAGCAGAAAGATAAATAATATTATCTTGTGTCATTGAGCGAATATAATCAAGAATATCTTGTCCTTGTTTACTTTCTTTATCAATATATTTCTCATTAAAATCTTTAATAAATTCCTCTACATCAGGCATAGCTTGTTGTGGATCAACAGTATTAGGATCTTGTCCTTGTTGTTGAGCTTGTTGAACCATAGCTTGATATTGACGTTCAAACTCTTGTTGAAATGCTTGTTGAGCAAGTTCACCAATCTTTTCTTTCAACTTTGCATTTTTATTAATAATTATATCAGGATTATCAGCTCCTACAACAAATTCATGAACGCCTTTAAAATATTCAGATATATATCTACGAATAATATCTGACATAATATCAAGATTACGCATAGTAGCAGGAAATCTAGTATATTTCTCATTACTACTATTATATGGGTTAAGAGTCTTTTTATAGAACTCATTTGGCATATCACCTCGAAGAATACCAAGTTTCAACTCAGTATCTGCTCTATCATTAAAACTCAAACCTGCATCAATAACATAATCTATACAATTAGCATACCAATAAGGTTTTCTTTTTTCTGTGCCACTAACTCTCTGTTGAGGAAAAGTAGCATTATACTTTGGCATCATAATACTTAAATATTTATAAGTTTATAATTATTAAAATCTAACACTTGTTCTAAAATATATTCAAGAAGATAAGTATATGGTTCATTTGCTTCATTATCAAAACAAGGAATACCAATAAATGACAAAATTCTCATAGTAGCATGCAAACATTCATGAGCAGCTACAGCTATTTCTTTAGGAGATTTAGGATGATAATGTAGTTCTATAATTCCGTTACCATTAACTGCATCATGCCAATATGATGCTTCTGCATTATCATCACTTTCTAAAATTTGATTTATAATATCCCTCCAAGTTTCAGTGCAATCATTTGTTTTAATCCATTCCTTAAACTCTTCATGAGAACCTATAAAAACAGTAATATCTCGTTTATAAAGTTCTATTCTTATACATTTATATTTAGCCATATCAAAACCATGCTCTTTTTAATATATTTTTATTATTATTGTTATCTTCAGTTACTTTTTTACGATGTGCTAAAAGTTTAGCAGCTTCTATATCACAAAGACGCCATTGCAGTGCTCGTATAATCATTTCAGAAACTCTATCAAAGTTACCAAGACTATTCCATTTTTTAAGTTCAAGAATAGATTGATAATCATATATTGTTTGAAATAAATAAATATCGTTTCCTAAATCATTTTGTCCTACAACACTATAAAGCATTTCTTTAAGCAAACGAAGACCTTCAAGTTTCTTTGTGCCATCTCCCATGTTAACACCATAAGTAGAAACTACATTACCTTTAATAGAAGTATCCCATATTTGTACTGGGTCTTTCATAAGATATTTAAGTGCTTTCCACTTACTAAAGTTACTTACAGTTTCACCACGGTTAACCTCAACTCCTGTTGTTCCAATACAATTATAATATATTGCAAAAAGTAAACAAACTTTATCTGCTTCTTCTAGTTTTTCAGGACGACCATAATATGCTGCAACAAGAGCTGTTTTAAATCCATTATATTGACATGGATTCATCCAAACTTTAATACTATTATGAGAGTGCTTATTAGTAATAAGTTTATTTTCTTTATTGACACCAACAGGGTCATAACTAATAGAATATAATCCAGGAGGTGTTCCTATTACTTGTTTTCCATTTTTATCTATATATGGAACTTGCATTGGATTAAACCATTTACGAATACAACCATGAGGATGTTCGTGTCCTTTACGAGGTACTCCTTCAATCCAATCATAAAAGTCTACATTATGTTTTCCTCCTTCAGCTTCTATACGAGAATTACTTTTGAATATAACTTTTCCATTTTCTTCAAATAGCCAACCATCAGAATAAAATTTAAGACTATTATCAGTTCTAAGACGTTCTTCCCAAGCCATAAGTTCTTCACTACTAAAAAGATTTTCTGTAGCAGAACTAAAAGACTCAGCTGGCATAAGAGCATATTGTCCAAGATAATTTATATAATCAGCAAATGTTTTAGCTGTTTCTTTTTTACGCTTTCGTTCGTTATAAGCAATTCTAAGACCAAGTTCAATATTAGAATTACCATCTTGATCCATAGCATATTGATCTCCAATTTGACCTTGAAGACCCCAAGCATAAGGTTTAAAGTATCCACAAATTTCATTTCTACTATCCTTATCCCAAACATTTTCAAAAGGCATAAAATGATAAGATAAAGGAGAATAAAAGTTTTGTTCAAAAGTTTGCATATTTCCAGAAGTTGCAGTACCCCAACAAAAAAGATTTCCAGTAACATAACTACCAGTTCTCATAGCAGGTTCTGTAACTCCCATAAAATCGTCAAAGTTTTCCATAGTAGAAAGCTCTTCTACTTTAACATTAACAGCATCTTTACCAATAGCACAATCAGGATTGTTCAGTGCAGATACAGTAAAAAGTGCAGAGTTCCAGCTTTTAGGACTAACTACTCCATTAGGAAGTTTAAAACCAAGACGAAAATTTTCTTTATCTGTAGATAAAATACCTTTTACAAAAGGAGTTTTAGTTTCAAAGAAACGAAGATTATTAATAGTAAAATCAGTTAAACCTCCTGTAACTATAAGATATTTCTTGTCAGCAGCAACATGAATTTGAACTTTACGAGGCTGTAAATTTATAGTATTAGCACTATCCGCAGCCATAATATAAGAAAAACCACCACGACGAGTTTTATCTATTATAAGATGAAAACCATTTCTTATAGCAAATTCCATTACATGAAATGTCCAAAATTGGGCATCTATGAATTTACTAAAATCATAATGTTTCTTACCTACACTAGCTTTAGAAGTAGCTTTAGCTGTATTTTCATCAAGCTGCTCAATCATAGTATAGTTAAGAAAATTGTAATGAGAACCAGTAATTCTTATATTTTCAATATTACCATTACGTAAAAGACAAGGCATACTAATACCATGTTTTCTACGATATTCTTCTCTTTTTCTAAATTGGCGATGTGGAATAGTATCTTCTTTAAGAAACGTATATTTTTTATTTTTACGATAAAAATCAGCCATTTCAGTAAACAAATGAGTATTAACAAACTTATCACCAGGCTGTATATTAAGAAGAAAACCACCACTATCACCAATGAGAAAAAGATTATCAGGATCATCATAACCAGCTTCTGTTGCTGTTTTATAATGACTTTTATCCTCAAGTAAATAATTTAAAAAAGGATAAGTTCTGATAACTTCTTCTACATTAGTTTCAATCTTTAACATATTATTTCAGTAATAATAATAAAGTTACAATATAAAATACTATTCCTCCACCAATAGCAATATTTCTTTGACGAATAGCTTTTTTATAAGATTTATTTATCAAAGCATTACTATTTTTATAATGTTGTATAATAATACTATCGTTTACTATAATACTTCTAAGAGTTGTATTAATTTTCTTTTCATAATCAAGTTCTATAAGTTTACTATTTGCTAAACGTAAATCATCATAAGAAACAAGAACAGAATCTTCAACAACAGTATCTTTAACAACCACACCCCCCATAGAAAGGTATGCACAACATGTATCTTTATTACTTGCCAATAAGTTGATAGAACAACTTAAGAGTACTATCATTGTCAAGGCTTTTAACTTCAATAGATTTAGCATTTTTAATACTATCTAAATGTTTAACATTTATAATTAATTTACTATTATCTTTAGTAATAGAGTCTATCTTGTTACTTTCTACAGGGGGTGTAGTTAGTGTATTTTTAAAAGAAAACCAATGTATGATAATCATAAACAAGATAATAGCTACTATGACATGCAACGTTATAATTATTTTTATAACAGGTAAGTTATTTTTCTTTTTGCATTTCATCTATATCCTCCTCTGTTATAAGTGTATAAGTAAAACAATTGCCGTAAATATCAGCAGCCTTTTTAACAAGACTCATAAAAGAAATAAACTCTTTAGGGTCATTAAATACTTGACAACCTGCTGAATAATTATCTACTGTAGCACGAGTCCAAAACTCATTAGAACGATGAATATTAATACCAAACATTCCTGTTTCTATATTCTCAGGAATATAATCGTAAGTATTATCTTTATTATTATCACGATAAACTTTTACTGGCTTATTTCTTTGACAAAGTGCATCATATTTGCCACGATGTTTATCTATCTTATAAGCTCCTCTATACTGTCCAGGAGCAAGAATAGCAGTTCCTTTGGCACTAGTTGGAGCTTTCATAAGAGCACTTCCAGGCTCTGTAGTAATAGTATAAATTTGACGTTTCCAACCTGAATCTGTATTATAAATAACTACAAGACAATCATCGTATTTGTTTGTCACTTTATTATTTTGATTACTACGAACACCAATAATATTTAAATTATAATTACCTTTAGTAAAATAGGCATAACCTTTTTTCTTAAAAAGTTCTTCAAAATCAAAACTTTTACATTTAATATGTGTTTTAGTTTTCATAAATCGAATAATGTTTTTTGTTGTATATTATTATTTTTATTAGCTCTAACTTTAACCAATCTATCAGCAAGAACAGCATCTGCTTCTTTTCTACGATATCCAATTCTATACCAAGTAGGAACTTCAACTCCATTAGGATCTATAGGATATTGATTATGTTCATCTCTATATGGCATTCCATATTTATTTTTAACAAAAGGACTAGCTATATGACAAAGACCAAGTCCTACACAAGGAATACCAAGAATAAGTTCTACCATTCTTGCATACATAGATAATTGCATAGTATAATGATAACCATTACAATTAGGAAGATAATTAAGAGGAGGTAGCATATATTCTGATTTCAGAACATACTCGTTAGTTCTTTGATGAGGCTTACAAGTTTTATCTTTTTTAAAATAACCAGATTGAAATTGAAGACCATCACGATTAGTCTTCCAATCAAGAATTACAAAATCTTGCTTTCTTATACAAAGAATGTCTATAGTACCACTTATAAGATAATCAATAAGAAAAGCTCCAATTTCACTATATATTGTATAACCTTTATCTGTGTAATATTTAAATACACGATAAATTTCTTCATATTTGTTATTTGTAGCTTTTTTAAATTCTTCTATATCAAGTGGCTTTACATTTAGATAAGGAATATCAGCAACTGTTACAACACGACCATCATCTATTTTAGTTAGATATTGAATTGCTTTTTTAAATATACTAACTTCTTTTATAGCATCCTCAAGTCCATTATGAGTAACAGTTCCTCTAGCACAAGCTTCATCTGTTATATCTTGCCATTGTTTTTCAAGTTGTTTTTCACTTATTCCAAGTTCTTTAGACTTTTTATGAAGCCAATACTTTTTATTAAATTTAGGAACATAATTATCATGAATCAAAGTAGTAACAGAAGTATAACTATTGCCATTAGAATCATTATATTTATGTCCTTCTTCTTTGAAATAAAGAAAAACTTCATCATATCTACTATCTCTCATATTATAAATTTTTAATAGCTGTATGGATTATGTCAATCCAATCTTGTTTAGATTTACCATATATTTGTTTTTCTAATGATATAAAATGACATTTAATCATTGTTCTAGTACGTACCTCTCCATGATGAAAAGAATCGTTATTACTATTTATTGCTTCATCTTTAGATATACCACCTAAAAGATGTATAAGTTTAACTTGTATATTCTTCTGCATCCATGCTACTAAGAACAGCTTGACCACCTCTACCAATTTCAGTTTCTTTTTCATACATTAAATTTTGTTTAGCTTCTTCAAGTTTTTTAAGTATAGAAGGAATATCTCCAGCTTTTTTACTAACAGCATCAATAAGACTCATAACATTAGGAATTTCCTCTAAAGTAATATTAGAATTAAGCTTTTCGTTAAGAATGTTATTTATTACATCTATACTTAAATTAATATTATGAATTGTTTTTAATATATTTTCTACAACTTTACCTGCTTCAGTTATGTTTTCGTCATAATATCTACTAATAAGACGAATAACAAGTTTATCAGGTATATAATCCTTATTTAGACCTGCTTGTTCTATAGCTAGTTTAAGAGCTTCTGGATCGCTAAGACCAGCTTGCCTAGCAGGAGATTTAGGATCACCAAGATAATAAATAACAATAGCCTCAGCAATGTAATTCTTTTTATCAGGTGTTTTATCTCTAGTATAGAGTTCTCTAATATCTCTATCTATGAGTTGTCTAACAGTAGGAGGTTTAGGCATGCCATTATCATCGATAACGATAAGACTATCTATTAACAATTTATTGTTCATAATCTCCTATTTTAATATATTCGTTACTAACAGCTACTACTTCATGAGAACAATAAAGAAAAAGTCTTGCATAAACTTCACCTTTAGTATTACATAATTTTCTAAATAATTTTTTGTTATTATTCACAGCAATACTTGTTATATATCTATAATATCTTTCTTGTGAAATATGTTTAGCATTTTCTTTATTAAGTGATTTTCTGAACATTACATATTTCTCTTTTCCAAGTTGTTCTTTAGCTTCTTGAATTAGAGCTTGTTGTTCACTTGTTTTAAGCATTTGAACAGTCTTTGGTGTTCTTATATTTCCTATAAAAGGAATGCCAGTCCAACGACCTTCTCTAAGAAAATTAGCAGCTTCAAACTCACAATGTTCAACAATAGCAAGCGCAATATCTTTATCAATTATATTTTTATCAATACAATTTAAAATATCTTGTTTTCTACATATTGTAACATCGTATCCTCCATTTGGAAATTTAAAAGTATCCTCCATATTTATATTAAATTTAATTATTGAAAAAAGAGAACTAATAATATAATTACTAGTTCTCTTATTAATATTTTAAACTATAATTTTTGGAGTACCTGGCATAATTATATTATTTTTCTTAGTTTCTCCTGTTCTTATAACAAAAGGATTTATATAATCATTACAATCATCTTTGTAAGCACCATGAATATTGCAATTAGGAACAAGCTTAAATTCAATAAAATAACAAGCTTCTTGTATTCCAATAACTTTGTTATAAATTTCAGTATCTCCTTCTATTATATTCAAAATATTATTTATAGTAAGAAGATTTGTAGGAGCAGAAAGATGATGTCCTAGCATAATATCACTTGGTGCAATTATAAGCTTTTCTCCAACATTAAGTTTATTAATTAATTCACTATCTGTTTTGCCTGCTTTAACAAAAATAGGAATTGCAGCAATATCAGAGTTTTTCTTGTTTTTACGACTAGCAAGAACAAGAGTAGAAAGTTTTTCTCTAAATACAATACCAATAGCAGTATAATTTGCATCTACTTCTATATGAGAAGTGACATTAGTAATGTACTCTTCTGTAATATCAGAAAGAGTTGTTGGGAGATTAAGAGTAAAAGCTCCTTGTGTACCATTTACATTAAGTGTTAGCATAATCTTTAATTTATTATTTAGTTTAATAATTAGAATAATATTATATATTATATTATATTATATAAATATATACCTTATCTTAGTACTATTGGCAAAGATAAGAATATTCTTCTAAATATTACTACTTATGATAGTAAAAATTCTTAAATTTAATTATGTTTAACATAATAGTTAAAAATATATAAAAATTTGGATATTTCGAGAAAATGCAGTACCTTTGCTCATACTAAGAGAAACACAAGTCAAGTTAGTAATACTAATAGTAAGCCTGGGTAACTTACTCTTACTATTCTAACAAATGTTTTTAGTTATCTCATCTAATATGTTTCTCTTAGTTTTTTGAGTAGAGACTTTTGTAATACTCCTCGTAGTGATACGGGGAGTATTATTTTTATTATTACATTATATCATATTCATAATATTTTAAAACATATTCGACATACACTTACACAATATCTTTTTATTCATATTCTATAATATATTAGACATTCTACTAAATATAATACTACACTTATACATTTTCAATATATTAAACTTAAAGATAAACAATCTACTATAATAAATTGTGAATAAATTGATATTTTATGTACTAAATCTTATACTAAATGTAATATTGTGGAATATATAAAATATTCTACTGAATTTAGTGTTAAAAATATGGATATTTTATATATTTTAAATGAGGTTAAAGATTAGATTATTATAAAAACTAATACTTGTAGTGTTTGTAAAGACTGAAAAGTACTAGATTTAGGAAGTAAAAGGAATATTGCATGTAGTGAAATTGGGGAATATACATCAAATAGGTTTTATAAAGATATTGTATGTAAAGATTAAAGTGATGAATTATGTATTTAATATAGCGAAATTGTGGAATATAAAATTTTTGAAATTGGAGGTTTTGTTGTGAGAGGGCGAGGGTGTTCTCAAAGACCCCCGGCTAGTAAACTTAAAAGTCAAACTCCCCCGCCTCATCCTCAAAAAATCAAGGTTTCACTTCGTTCAACTCTCAATCTCAAAAAAGCAAGATATGGATGTAGAAGGACTACAGCCACACACGTTAATACACCTAATACGTGTGGTAATTTAATTGCGGCTTAAGGAGCTGCTCAAGGTGTTAGCTATTATGTCACAAGTAATAACTATCAAAAGCGTTAAAGTGTTCGAGAACGAAGAGTTTGCAAACGTATCGCTGACATTGACTGCGACTGTCAAAGGTTTCCGTCTTAATCATGATACCAACGCTATGGAGGAAGCTGATGTTGATACAATCAGCATTTCTCGTAGTGCGCTTACTCGTCAGCTCTGCGATTGCAACGATGATATTGCTCTATTCCGTGCTACACGAGATAGAGCGTTTGGTCAGCGTGAATTTGGCATTATTCTCTTTGGTGCAAAGCTTACTATCAATCGTGAGCTTAAAGCAGCTGGAGAAGAAGTCAACGACAAAGTTCTCGAACGTGATTGCTACATCACGACTATCGTTGGTGTTACACTTAGTGAACGTGCAGTTCGTGCTCTCGATGCTGCTTGTCAACTTTAACGTACTACAGAGAGTGGGCTTCGGTCTGCTCTCTGTTTTACTCTTGTGTTCTTCGACTCTGGAAATTACCAGAGTTGTTAGAACCACAAGTTTGCCATCAGGCTCAACACTCAAACAAACAGGCTCAGCACTCAAAAAAGCAAGACTTGCTCGACCTCAAAAAAGCAAGAGTTGGTGGAAAACTATAATAAAGAGTCTAATAAGACTTTAAATAAGACTTTTTATAATTGTTTTTATCCATTTTTATCATGAATTATAATATTAACTTAAAAATTAGGAGGACTAATTATGGAAAAAATACTTTGGTTAGATGGTCATGTAACATCAATAGATGCAGAAGAAGCATATAGAAAATCACATGCAGAAGCAACAGCTGATGGCTTTGTACATGTATTACTTCATAACGGCTTCGAGTTTGAGTGGCATAACAATATGTGGATGCAGAGATAAGACTATTGACATTATATTGATTAGTATTACTATCAGTATGATGTCAATATTTAGTTTAATCAAATAAGAAATAGTTATGGAAAAAGTACTTAAAATACTATTAAATATAGTTTTATATACGATATTGTTTATATTTGTAGGATTATTTTCTTTGGCTTTTCTATTAGGATTAGCAGAAGGAGATTTATCTCACGGGTTGTTTTACTATTTATAATAATATAACTATGAGAAAGTTAATTCATGTAGTAATGCGTGTAAGTAACTGTATAGCAGTACCAGACGTAGCATTTAATTCTGATAAGGAAGCAGAAGAGTACGGAAAACAGAAATATGATGCAAACAGAGATTATAAGTGGTATATATCTCAGGTTTACTTAGAGGACAAAGAACAGAAATAATGTTGATTGTTCTGATTTGTTAGGTGTTATTAGATATGTTAGAATGTGGAAGAGTATGAGGCAGACTATCACCTCTCCTCTTCCTTTTCATTCCTAATAATACTCTCTTCACTACTATAATCAAAATTCTACTGCCAATCACGTATTTCACTTGTATCGTTCATTATTTCATAATGAACTCAATCACTAATTAAAGTCTAACTTATAACATTACTGTCAATATGGGAAAATGTCAAATATCACCTATAACTTCTCATGAAGAACTAATAAGAGCTATTGGTTTAACATCAAGAATGGCAGGTGTACGAGAATATGAAACAACTAGTTTATCAGACTTTCTTGAATGGTATAAAGTTAATACATCTTTTTGTTCTGAAGAAGGTAAACAAATAGCACAACAAGTAATTGCTTTTCTACAAAATCATGAAATACTTGTAGGTATTTAAAGTTTAATATAAAAGAATTATGGAAAAGATAATATATGGACAATCCTTTGAGAAAGGACAGATAGTAGAAATAACTATTCCTAATGTAAAGAACCCTATTAAAGCTGTAGTACTTGATATAACAGGATATTCTACAGGTAGTAATAGTGCTCACTATGTATGTATAATGTATGCACAAAATAGACTTTTTAAAGCTTCCTTTGAATATAATTGGTCTATAGAAGATAGTTATGATAGTGACCTTGATACATCAGAGGAAGTAGAAGTTCACTATTATTCAGACTTGAAATATGAAGGAATAATAGTAGATTATTGTGAGATACCTGATATTCCATCAGATATATAACTTAATTATAATTATAGCATTATTAATATTTTAAATTTAAAATTATGTATAATCAAATAACAAATAGAAAAGGAGAAAAACTGTATATTCTTACAGCTGTATCTACTAATGACATCAAACCTTATATTAAGGTAGATACATGGGAAAAATGCAAAGAATTGTTCACTCGAATAACATCAGAACAAGATGATGATAGATTCTTTGCTCAACTTATCCATAAAGCAGTTGATGAAGAAAATCATAGCGCAGAAGCATCTATGAGATGTAACAGAAAAGGTTGGGGCAGTGATTACTTTAAGTATATAACTATTGAGCCTCTTTATACAAACGCTTGGTAATAGTTAATGTTACTCCAGTGAATAAAAATACTGTACTAGGACTATAACCTAGCTGGAGTTCTAGTATTAATATTTTAAACAATAAAATTACAAATAGATATGGAAAGAGTATTTAATGGTATGTCTACAGTTGTTGGTCATAGACAATTTTATAATGCACATTTGTTTTATAAAGGTCGTAGTATCATTATAGATTATGAATGGTGCTTACATGCTTATGACATTTGTGATAAGATTAATTACATAAGTGAAGGTCTTGTTCCTTTTGAAGTTTATCCTCATGGAGATGATATTTATGTAGGTTATCTTCATACTGATAGTCAATATAAGAAAGCAGATATTGGTGAACTGATTTCTATATTAGATGATATTATCGAAAATGAGGATAAATATATAACTCCTGAATTTAATGATTTTGATTATGAAGAAGAATAAGGTAATAGCTCCAATAGTAATAGCTTTTATAAGTCTTTGTTTAGGACGTATTGCATATTTAACTATGAACTATATGTCTAATATTAATAATAAAGCATTCATTGTTAAGAATAACAATACTCGTGACTATGTTTACGAACACTATTGTGATTCTATTTATGAAGTAAATCCTGACTACTATTTAGATGTATTGGTTGAAACTGATGAATTTCAGTCATATCTTGATGAACACGGAGAATGGTGGACTAATTAAGTCTACCATTCTCTATAATATTAAAACAAATAATAATTAAAACAATGAGAAAAGTATTCTTAACTATGTTATTGTTAGTAGGACTTTCAATAACAGTAGGTGCTAAAGACTATGTACCTACAAAACGTCAATCAGTAATTAATACTGATAGTACTACAACTGACACTTATACTATTAGTAGTATTAAGTATCCTGTGTTTAAGTCTAAGTCTGGTGCTTTCTATATTTGGAAGACATCTAAGAAGACTGGTAAAAAGTATAAATATTATCTTCCTAAAGATATACAAATTCAAATGGGAAGAGTATATAAATAAAAACAACAAATAACAATAAATAAATAAAGTACATAATGATAACATTTAGTATTAATATAGTATTAAGTGTTATCATTATGTTTCAAATAAAAATTACATTTAACGTGGTGTTAAACCACATATTTTAAATAAACAAATAAATAATAATTATTATGGAAAAAAAAGAAATTATCGCCGAATTGCTGAAGAATGGCGGTAAGTCTGTAAAAGACTTAAAAGTTAAGAATGTTACAGTTACTCGTTGTGAGAACTATGTTCGTCTTGGTATCACACTTGATAAGCCTGTAACTGGTATGGTAACAAAAGATAACGGTGTTACTTATGAAGAAGGAGAAACTAATGTTATATTTGTTTCTTTGTATTCTATCACATCTCTTTTGAAGGATGATGATAATGCTGCATTTGCTGCTAATCATCTTGTTGAATATCCTAATAGTATGAGTATTGTACTTTCTCGTGCTACACTTAATATTATTCAGGAAACTGTAGAAGCAGGTACTGAGTATAGGAATCCTTGGTCTGATAATGCAGAAGCTACTGTATTTGATCACAAGACTATTATCACTCATGTTATTGAAGTAAATCTTAGTGATTTTGCTATTCGTAAGCTTGATAAGCTTGCCGATAGTCTGCTCGGTATCTAATGTATAACCTTGCACTACTATGAATAGAAATATTTATAGTAGTGCTCTAACACCTACAAAATATTATGCACTTCTATTTTTTCAAATCTACTTGTGATAAAGATTCTGTTAATCATTTAAGTATATTCACTAGTAGTTCTGCAAAAGCTTTTGCTCTTGCACATCGTTATTTTGCTAAATATAATTGTAAGGGAGAACCTGCAATGTTAGCAATTTAAATGAAATTTATAATAGTAAAATATATAAGTGTTAAATAGTATTTAATATGATAATATTTCACTATTTATTTCTATATTTGCAATAATTAAATAAAACAAATATGGAAGATACTTTTGATGAATTTAGTGTTCTTATTGAATCTGATGTTTTATCCCAAGATTTTGACGATGTTGATTTATATGGTGATAAAATAGAAGAAGAAGAGAACAATGATGGATATGGTGATGATATCCAATTTGAATAATTAATTAATTAAATTTTTAGTAATATGAGTACAAAAAGTAAAACTGAGAACAAGCCAATGCCTGCTCTTATGAGTAAAACTAAAGCGCAACTTGTAGATATTATCTTAAGAAAAGATAATATTGAATGTGGTCTTCGTAATGATATTAAGAGTAAAGATTGTACTCTTAATGATTATAAAGATAAACTAGATGAAAGCATTCGTAATATAGAAACTGTGAAGCATGAGTATGAAACTTTTAAAGCTAAGCATCAAACTCTTAAAGCTGAATTTGAACATACTTGTGATGAAAATGCTTCTGCTATATGTGAATTAAAGGAAACTATTATTAATAAAAATTCTATTATTATTAAACTTTCTATTGGTCTTATAGCTTCTTTTGTCATTATGCTTTGCCTATGTTGTTTATAAAGTCTTTGTAGTTTGCCTTTAATTAAATTCCAGACTGATATTGCTTGTGAAAGTAGTATCAGTCTTTTTGATAATAATACTATTAGTTTAAGGTTTGAAATTTGAAAATATTTAGGTGATAATGTGCAATAATATGCTCAATTTGCCACTTCTTTTAACTTGTGTTGGACTTTATATAGGGCAATGATAGTTTATAAGTACCCCCGTAGAATGATGTCTGAAATCGTTTCAAAATAAATATAATATTCAATAATAATATAAATAATAGTATAATTATGAATGCAAAACAAGAATTATTAGATATTATAAATTCTAAAGTTCTTACTATTCTTAAAATAGATATAACTCTTGACAAAATAGATTATGATTTTTCTTCTGGTGAATATAATTCTATTAGTAAGTATATAACATCTCTTGATGACCTTGATTTTGACTATGATTCCGGTTATGGTATTCAAGAATTGTTTGGTGTTGTATATTGTAAAGATTCTAGCAATAAGCCTGTTTGGCTTACAAGAGGAGAATATGATGGTAGTGAATGGTGGAATATAAATACTGTTCCTGAATTTTATAATACCGTTAAATAAAATAATATAAAAAACTTAAAAATAACTTTCCAAGTTGTTGAGGACAGCTATGGTTATCCTTATGTTCTTAAAGAATATAAGGTTTTAGCTGTAAAACACATAATTTTTAGTGTTTAATTTAATTTTATTATTAACTTTTAAATTTGTTGTAAAATGAGTAAAAAACATGATGAAAACAAAGATCTTCGTCTTATTAGTAGAATCGCTAAAGTAGATTATTCTAATATGACTATTCAAGCACCTAAAAGTTCTGTTATTGGCATTAGGTCTTGGAGTCGTATTGACTTCCTTACACATTATTGTGGCTGGGCATTTATTTGGAATAATTCTGTTAAAGTGGTTGCAAGACTTGTTACAAACGAAGATGGCATTAAGCATAAGCGTGATGCAAAGAAAGTTGCTAAAGAAAATACATTAACTAATAAAAGAAATAAGAAATAATGGTAAAAGTGTTCACTCCTGCATTTACCATTAATGTTGTGTCTAAACCAAAAATTAAGAAGAATAATAATGAATCTTTTAATAGTTGTTCTCGTAAATGTTATGCTGTTGTTATCAAAGTAGATAATGAATTTAAAGCTGTTGTTAACATAGATGAAAATTATGATTCTATAACTGAAGGAGATCAATTTAGTAATTCTAGATTGACTCTTCCTTTTACAGAATCTAGTTTAGATTTAAAAGATAAAACTCATGTTTTTCTTAAAAATGTAGATAAATCAGGAAAACAACCTGTTGTTATAAGAACAGAAGAACAATGTCATTTACAACCTGGATTACCTACTCAATATGATGCTATTAAAGAAAATCTTTTAATTGCTGGTCATATTATTCGTAAAAATGGTAAAATGTATTTTGATTATGAAGATTTAGTTAAGTATCATTATTTATCTAAATCTAAACTTTGTGATGTTAAAGTAGATAACGATAAACCTCTTTTTAGTAAATGAATATAATTTCTATAAGTCAAGCAAATGGTAAAGATGCAGTTAATATTGCAGGATTTACAAATGACCAAATGAAAGCATATCATGCTCTTATAGAATTTATTAACAGTCCTTATAATGTTAATGATTATAAAAGAGCATTAATTGGTGCTGCTGGTACAGGTAAGACTTATTTAGTTAAAGCACTTATTAAAAATTGTGGTTTAAGCTATTCTACTATAGGTCTTGCTGCTCCTACACATAAAGCGTGTAGAGTATTGAACGAATCTATTCAAATTCCAAATGTTAAAGTAAATACTCTTCAATCTGATTTAGGATTAAGACTTAATTTTGATGTTGAAAAATTTGATATAGATAATCCTCCGTTTGACCCTAAAGGTAGAATTAAAATTGGAAATTATCAACTTTACATAGTTGACGAAGCATCTATGATTAATCGTAGTCTTATTATGTTTCTTGAGAAAACATGTAAGACTAATAAATGTAAGATTATTTATATTGGAGATGCTACTCAACTTGCTCCTGTTGGTGAAAAATATAGTTCTGCTTTTAAAGGTATTAAAACTAGTAGTTTAAATCAAATTGTAAGACAAGGAGAAGATAATCCTATTAGTTATCTTTTAGATTTACTTCGATATGATGTAGAACATAAAACTTTTACATTTCTTGAATATATAACAAATAATCGTTGTAAGTTTAACGATGATAATACTAAAGGTTATCAAGTTTGTAATCCTAAAGAATTTGAACACTTAGTTCAAATTAACTTTAGTGATGAAGAACTTACAAGAAACATAGATTATGTAAAAGTAATCGCATATACTAATAATACTGTTTCTGCTTGGAACAAATTTATTAGAAATGCTATAATCAATGATTCTGAAAAATCTGTTATTACAAAGAATGATTTGATTATTAGTTATATAACTTTAGTAAATCAGTTTAACGATTGTATTATTAAAAATTCTGAAGAATATGTATTAAAAGATGTTGTAAATTATATACATCCTAAATATAATCTTAAAGGATTTATGGTTAGATTTATAGCAATTCATGGTGGTGCTGTTACATCTCCTATATTTGTTATTGACCATAAAGATAATTTTACTGTCCAAATGTATGTAAAATTATCTCGTGAATTAATACAAGCTGCTAAAACTGCATCTATTAGAGTTCGTGCTCAACGTTGGAAAGATTATTTTAGTTTTAAAGAAAGTTGTTTACTTCTTACTAATATAATTAATCCTGTTACTAGAAAAATTGAGTTTGGAAGGGATTTAGATTATGGATTTAGTCTAACTGCTCATAAATCTCAAGGTTCTACATTTAATACTTCTTTTGTTGATGTAAACGATATTGTATTTGATAAATACGGTAATCCTTATACTGATGCAGAAGAAATAAACAGGCGACTTTATGTCGCGTGCAGTCGTAGTAAAAATAAATTATATTTAAAATATGGGCGATAGTTATGTTGGAGATAAACCTCTTGCTACAATAGTTACTACTCCAAACAAAAAAAAATGTAAATGTTGTGGCAAAGAACTTCCACTAAATTATTTTAAGAAATATGCTGCTGGTTATCGTAGTATTTGTATAGCTTGTCAACGTAAAGAAAATGGCGTTAGTGAAAAGTTCAAAGAGTTTACCTCTCGTGAACTTATAGATGAACTTATAAGTAGAGGCTATAAAGGTGAACTTAAATATATTAAAGTTGAAACATTTAAATTATAAAATTATGAAAGTATCAAGAATTTATCCGCACATTAAAACAAAAGGAGAACGTCGTCACGAACATGAAGTTGCTGTTGCTAAAAAAGCAGGATTTAAGCATCCTGGTAGTAAAACAGCTAAAACACTTCATCTTCTTGTAAAAGATAATCTAATAGGATAGGCATAAACAGTTTATTAAAAAATGTATTCAATTAATGAATATATGTGATGACTGCCCTATACGTCTTTTTAATAATAAACATTATAATCTACAAGGAATTGGCAATCCTTATTTTGGTAATTGTATTGTAGTTCCTAATGTAGATTATAATGCTTATAAAAAAGGTAGTATGGGATTTAGCAATCAAGTAAAGATAATTAAAGAAAGTCTTCACCTTTCTACGGGGGAGGGCGATGACCTAGAAGAACTTTACATAGTTCCTCTTATTCGTTGTAATGAAAGTATTTCTTGTGAATTAGATAATAATTCTTATAATAGATGTTTACAACATTTTGCTAATGATGTTCGTAAATATAATTTTAAGAATATTCTACTTCTTGGAGATGCTGGAAGAAGATTTCTTAATTGTGATATATTTGATAATTTAAATAATCTTATAATATCATCTAATAATAGGTTTTATAATATAAATTATTCTCCTCTTATAAAATATACAAATGAAGAGAAATTTGTTATATTTGAAACTTATTTAAGAAAATGGTATTCTTGTTGTATTAATAAAAATTTTAATACTTATGACATAATAAAAGTATAAATGTTTATATAAATAGTATATCTTTTAAACTATGATTAATTCTAAATGTATGGATGTAGAAGTTTTTCCAAATCTATTCAGTATTACTTTTATAGATTTGAAAGACTATCTTAATACTTTTAGTGATTGCATTGATGAAAAAGGTAAACCTAAAGCATTAACTGAATGTTTAACTGTTGCTAAAATTAAGGAAAGACTTGATAAAGTTAGTTCTGATATATTTTATATTTCAGATACTGATGATAGTCAACTAGTTGAACTTGTAGGGTATATAAATGCTATGCAAGCTCATTATAATACCATAACAACAGCAGATGGAAACGTAACTCAAATTCCTATAAGAACTGATTTATATGGGTTTAATAATCAAGGATATGATGATTTGATGATTAAAGCATTTCTTATGTATTTTAATAGATTTGATAATGTAAAATATCTTATTGAATTTCTTTATAATATAAGTCAAAAGATAATTACACTTCAATCTGATAAAGATGCTTTTTGGAATGACAAAGAATTAGAACTTATTAGGAATTATAGACTTCCTTATGGTACTGTTGATTTACAACAAGTTTATGGTCTTAATGCAGCAACAGTTATAACTGATAAAGATACTGGGGTAAGAAATAAATTTGGTAAATCTCTTAAGCAAACTTCAATAAATCTTAAATGGCATGAACTTCTTGATTTTACATTGCCACCTATAGATGAAGAAGAATACAATCTATATTGGAGTAAACAAGATAGATATAGAGGTTTAACTCTTGATGAACTTAATAAAATTATCACAAATGATTTTAATAGATATGTTCTTCCTAAATATGTAGAGCCTATGCTCTATTATAATAAGAATGATGTATTTATTTGTGCTGAGATGGTTCGTCAAAAACCAGATGAAGTAAAACTTAGATATAGTATCTCTCATGCTTTTGGAGTTAATGTTCTTTGTAGTGCTAGAGCAAATATTGCTGATAAACTTACTGTAAAGTTTTATTCTGATATGAGTGGATTAAGTCCTAAGCAGTTTATAAAAGGTAGAACTGAAAGAACAAGGCTTAGTTTTAAGAAAATTATATTTCCTCATATTCAGTTTAAGACTCCAGAGCTACAACGGATGCTTGCTGAAATGATGCAAGTTAGTATTACAAGAACTAATAAAGATGCGTTCTCTAAAGAAATAACTTTTTATGGTACTACTTATACATTAGCTACTGGTGGAATACATAGTCAAGATCCACCTCGTATATGTCGTTCTGATGATAAATTTGTTTATCTTCATCATGACTATACTAGCTATTATCCTAGTATTATGATTAGTTATAACATTGCACCAAAACATCTTGATAAAGCTACTTTTGTTCGTATGGTATCCTATTTAAAAGAAACGCGAGTAAAATGTAAACATACAAAAGATGAAGATGGTCATGTTATGGAAGGAGTACCTAATAAAATAGGTGCTGAGGCTCTTAAGATTGTAATTAACTCTATATATGGTAAACTTGGTAGTGAGCTTTTCTTTCTTTATGATAGATTTGCTCAAATGCAAGTTACTATAAATGGTCAGTTAATGACAATGACTCTGATAGAAGAACTTGAACTTAACGGTATTCATGTTATAAGTGCAAATACTGATGGTATAGTAATAAAACTTCCACGTGATAAATTTAACGTATATAAGGATATTACTGACAGTTGGAATGCTACTAATAGAATGGGTGCTGATTATGAAGAGTACAAAATGATTGTTAGTAGAGATATTAATAATTACATGGATATTCAAACTGATGGTACAGTAGAATATAAAGGAGCACTAGATCCTAAACAATATCTTAAAGAATTGAAGAAAGGATATGATGCTCCTGTTGTAGCTGTTGCTGTCTTTGAATATTTTGTAAATAATGTTCCAGTTATGACTACTCTTAGAAATCATAAAGATATTCTTGATTTTTGTAAAACACAAAATGTTGGTAGACAATTTGAAGTTGTATATGATGTTTGTGAAAAAGGTAAAATAATTCATGTTCACAGTCAACGTCATGTACGATTTTATGTATCTACAAAAGGTGTTGTTATACAAAAAGAAAATAAAGTTAGTGGTGCTAAAAGTAAATTAGCTGGTGGAAATTCAGTTTGTATTCTTAATTCTCTTGACGATTTACCAATAGAAGAACGTAACATAAATTATGGTTATTATTATAATGAATGTTATAAGATTATTGACCCTATTATGTTAGGAATTTCTCCTACACGAAAAGGTGATAGAGATAAAGGTATTACAAGTGGTAAAGTTGCTATTAAAAAAATGACTCACCAATATAATTCTTTATTTGACGATGATGATTTTGAATAAAGTGATAATTAAAATAAATGACAAATCCCGGTGAAATATTTGAAAATGCTATTAATCATTGGAGAGATGAAAAAGGTGTTGGCACTGCTATTATACCTGCTCCTCTTAATGATAAATTAATGGTATTAGGAGTGCTTCAGCGTATATATGCTCGTTCTCCTACTGTAAATTCTGTTATAATTACTAATTCTTTTAGTGAAAGACAGAATATTACAGAATTTTTAACTCAACAAGAAAATGCAGAAGAAAACAATGAAGAATTTAAGACTCTTATAACTTCTGGTAAAATTAAAGTTTTTACTGATAGATTTATTAAAAGTTGTAAGGTTCAAAATTATCCTTTTTTATGTGTTTGGTACAGACCTGATGGTGCTTGTGAAGAAATATTAGATTATATTAGTAAATGCAAGTTTAAACTTGTTGTTTTAAATAAGTTTTTATCTAATTATGATGATGTTCTCAAATTATATCAAGTAGCTCCTCTTCTTAAAGATTTTCAACAAGCAGAAGTAGAAGCTATTCGATTGAGCACCCCCGTAGAAGAAACTCAAATAGGTGTAAATATTCCTGTTGATAGTAAAGTATATGAACTTTTAAAATATTACGATGAATATGTTTCTACAAGTTTAAGTATATTTGGAAGTTTTAATATTATGCAACAAGCTAATATAGGAAATCAACAACTTAATATATCTTCTACTCAAATATGTTATCAAATAGCACAAGAAAATGGTTGGAACGAACATCTTGATATGAATATTGAGTTTAATCTTGAAATTGATAGACTTTATAATCCTAATAATCTTAAAGAACGAGTATCTAAAACTTATGAGATAATTAGAGAACGTAGCAAACTTCTATCTGATTTTGAAGGAAAACTCGATGTTATTCTTGATATAGTTCGTGAAAACAAGGATAAGAAAATTCTTATTATCAATAAACGTGGTGATTTTGCAAATAAAGTTACAGATTTTCTTAATGATTTATCTGATACTATTATTTGTGGAAATTATCATGATAAAGTTGATAATATTCCTGCTATTACTCTTGCAGGACAACCTGTATATTATAAAAGTGGAGCAAGAAAAGGTGAACGTAAAATGATGGGTGCTAAAGCACAAAAAACACTCAATGTAGAAAGATTTAATAATGATTTTATTCATGTTCTTTCTACTAATAATTCACCAGATAAAGATTTATCTATAGATGTTGATATTGTGATTATAACTTCTCCAATGTGTGAAGACATTAAATCTTATATGTATAGATTATCTAAAATATATTTTAGGTCTAAACTGATAAAGTTGTATTCTTTATATTGTCTGAACACAAGCGAACAAAGATTGATAGAGAAAAAAGCACTATCTGATAATCACAATGTTAAAAATTCTAACGCTGATGAAAATTATTTTGCTTTTATTGTTGATGATTGAAAATAATTTTGTATATTTGTATCGTTAAACAAAAAGAGTCCTTTGACATAATGAATAAGCAAGAAGAACCAAGTAATGGTGCTAGTAGTCGTGCATTGACTACAAGACATAATGAACAAGGTACTGGACTTACTGTTATAAACCTTCTTGATGAAAAACAACTTGCTTCTGCTGAATTGTTTTTAAAGAAGTTTATGAGTAGTGAGAAAGGAGGTATTAAGAGTATTGCTGATGGACTTTCTATTCTAGCTCGTGCTCAAGATTTGCAACTTCCTTTTACAACGTGTATTGAACACATTCACGTTATTAATGGTAAAACAGGTATTGATGTTCATATCATTAAGTCGTTGTTATCGAGGGCAGGAATAGTTTGGAAATGCACTAAAGATTATGTTCCTCAGTATCAATATACTGACGGTAATACGATTTATCTTGAAACACAACTTCCTCAATATTGTGTTAAATGTCGTACACCAAAAGAAGCTATTGAGGCTACAAAAGATGAAATAGTAGGTGTTTATCCTGTGCATTGGTATGCAGATTTAAAAGGAAATATATACAATGAATTTGAAATTAGTGATAAATGTGTTAAAGCTATTAATAGACAACACGCACTAAAAATTGCAAGTGAAGGTAAATTTCCTATTCTTCGTATTCCAGCACAACCTATAGATTTTGTTACCGAGTATGAGTTTACAAGAAGATATATGATAAATGGTAAAGAAGTTATTACAACTGCTACTAGTCATTTTTCTTTTACTGAAGCTCAAACCGCAAAACTATTTGAAAAAGATACTTATATTAAATATGCTCGTATAATGATTGGTCATAGAGCGTTTGTTCTTGGTGCTCGTGATATAGCAAATGATATACTTATGGGATGTATGGAAACTACAGAACTTAAGATTATAGCAGATGCTCCAATTAACGATGCTGAATTTATAGAAATATCTGATTAAACTCTAATTCTTAGAAGAGAAGTAATTCGACTCTTTTATAGTATTAAATTTAGAATTAAAACAAAGAATAAAAGTAGTTACACTACCTATATTAAACAAACATTTTTATAAACAATTAAAATTAAAAGTAAAATGAAAACATTTGGTAAATTCAATTTTGGTGTTCAAGCAGTTCAGGCAGGTCAGAAGTCTTCAACAGTTAATGCAGAGCCTACGCTCATTGCTAATTCTACTCCTGGTAAGTTTGTTATTACTGCTCCTGTAAGCAAGGCTCTTAATATTGCAGTTGGTGAGAACGTAATGTTCCTTAACAATATTGCCGGTGTTGAAGCTGCTGTACAGGCTCACAATGAAGATGTTGTAGCATTTGCTGCTGAGCAGGGTATTGATATTAGTACTCGTGAGGGTGAGGATGCTCTTATTGCTGCTCTTACCCAGTGGTTTATTGCTAAGGGTGTTCCTCAGTATGATAGTAAGGGTAATCCTGTAATGGCTACTGAGCGTTATACTAAGGATGATAAGGCTAAGTATCTTGCTGAACATAAGATGGAGATTGTTGATGCTAATCGTGATGCTCTTGTTTCTCAGTATGGAGAATTGTCTGATGAAGAGCTTGCTGATAAGCTTACTGTTGATATGATTGAATCTCCTAAGTTCCATGCTGCAAGTGGTTCTAAGACTGCTACTACTGCTTCTGCTACTGGTGTAGGTTGCCAGCTCATCTTTACTGATAGTTCAATTTGGACTACTCTTAAGAGTGACCTTGGCGATGATGCTTCTAAGAAGAATCGTATTTACGATGTAGTTCTTGATGAGGCTCAGACTACTCAGTTTAACAATGGTAAGGAGAATGTTGAGATTACTATTCTTCCTATCGTCTTTAAGGAGGATGTTGACCCTATTGTTCGTACTAAGAAGGCAGAGTAAATCTTGCTTACTCATCGTGTAAAATAAAATGTTAAACATAGTGACGATGAATAATATTAACTTATTACTCATCGTCACTTTATTTATATTATAAATCTTATAAAATTTAATTAAATTATGTCAGCTGATAAAAAAAATGTTGCAGCAGGAAGTGCACAACCTACTGTGAAAAAAGCTCGTCGTGGTGTTAATAATGAAACTAAGGCTGTTGCCCAATTGCGTTTTCATGAGAAAGATGCTTCTACTCAAAACGGTCTATTTATTGGACATCTCGAGAGTTGTACTGTAGATTGGTCTGTTAATGCAGAAGGTAAGCAGTTTACAGGTGAAAAAGTTCCTCGTGTAACTCTTCATTTTGCAAGTAATCACACTAATGCTTCTGAACAGCGTCATGTATATTATACATTGAATTGTGTTGAATCAAATGTTAATACAATTCCTGATGGAAATGAAGATTGGAAGGTAAATAACATCTTTAATTGGATGAAACACATTCTTGATGTTTATTATCTTAAAGGTCGTGAAATGACTGCTGAAGAAGAGGACGCTTTGTCTCTTCCATTTGAAGATTTTGATGATGAAGGTAATTATGTAGCTGTTGAAACTGCTGATGTTATCAAGGGATATGCCTTTATCTTTAATAATTTTGTTGCTATGATGAATGGAAGTTTCAATCTTCCAGAAGGTGAAACTCCTAAGCCTTGTTATAAGACTGCTGATGGTAAGTTTATTCCTGCTTGGCTTAAACTTCTTCGTCATAAGAAAGTAAAGGGAGAATGGAAGAATGTTGCACAGAATGGCGAACTTGGTTTTGATAGCTTTATTGGTAATGGAGTAGTAGAACTTATTCGTAAGGATATGCCACCTGCTGTTCTTCGTCTTGATTTAGCTAAAGAATCAATTACTCCTAAGGAAACCAAGAAAACTCCTACTATCGGTGCTCCTGGTAATGCTATGGCTGGAATGGGTGGTGTAATGCCTCCAGCTTCTATGAATATGGGAAATGCAGATACTGGTGCTTATACTGATGCTGCGGGAGATATGCCTTTCTAAGTAGCAATTCTTTTTGCTAATGGTTGAATAGTTCATAATCTAGGGAATAGTGTCAGAAATGATGCTGTTCCCTTTTTTTTTAATATAGGAGAATGATTCGTAATATAAATACTGCAAAACTTACTAAAACATATATTGAGGAAAGAATATCTCAAGAACTGATTGTTAGTAAATATCTTGATATTCCAATAGAAGTTGTTAAACATTGTATTGATAGTAATACTTTGATAACTTCTGTTTTTAGAGATGATGATAACAATGGTAGTATGGGTATTCAGTATAATGCTAAAGGTAGACTTAAAGTGCGGGACTTTGGTGGTTTTGGCTTTTTCGGTGATGTTTATGATGTAGTTGGTTATGTATTATCTCTTATATGTAAAAGAAAAATCGAACCTAATAATAAGCAAGATTTTTATTTTATATTAAAACATATAGCTAACACTTTTAGTAATATAATTGATGGAAAAGAAGTTGATGAAAATATTACTTGTGAAATAAAAGATGCTATATCTGTAGGTAAAAAACGTAGACCTATAATAGAGATTGTTCCTCGTAGTTGGAATAAATCTGATAAGGAGTATTGGGGAAAACTTGGTGTTTCACTTAGTTATCTTAATACACATTTTGTAATTCCTGTAGATCAATATTATATTGATAGAGGTGTTAATACAGAACCAAAATATTATTATAAACAAAAAGATCCATGTTATGCTTATATGCTTGGTCAAAATAGGCAAGGAATATATTTTATTAAACTTTATTTTCCTAATCGTAATAGAACTACTGAATTAAAATTTATAACTAATTGTAATGTTCTTGAAGGTTTACTTAATCTTGAACTTAATAATTATGATTTTATTCTTATTACGAAAAGTAGCAAAGACAGACTTAGTATAGGTGGACATTTGGATACGATACCTTTCTACGGGGGAGCTAATGCTAAACTAAATATTGGTATTATAAATCTTCCTAGTGAAAATTATCATCTTACTGAAAAAGAATATTCTTGGCTTACAAATAAACTTGCACCAAATGGTAAAATTATAAGTCTATTAGATTTTGATTATACTGGTAGATGTGGTGCTAAATATTTGTATGAAACTTACAATATACCATACATGTTTATAACTCGTGGTGAATTTGGTCTTCCTAATTATCATTGTAAAGATTTTACAGATTTACATGATACATATACAATTAAAGAAATTAATCAATTTATTAACGAAACTATAACATATGTCACAATCAGATTTAAATGTGGTTACGATACCACTTCCGATTCGTTCGGATTACCGTGTTTTATGTAGTAACATAAACAGTGGTACTATTAGAAGAACAATTATGATTCCTATTAGTGAACAAGAAGAAAAAAATATAGACAATATAAGAGATTCTACTCTTAAATTTAAACGTGGTGCTATGTCTTTTTCTGTAAGAATGAAAGATATTTATTGTTACGGAGAAGTTGATTTTACTAATAGAGAAGATCTTAATCAAATTGATTCTTTCAATTTCCTTGATCATCTTGGTGCTAGAGGCATTAGTATTTATAGTAAATATGATTATAAAACTCATAGTTGTAAAACTCTTAATAGAAGATTTTTATGGACTGAAACTTGGCATCCATCTGTAGTTGCACAAATGGCTCATGGATACCTTGGAAAGCCTCAACGTATATTACTTTTTAATGAATCTGTAAGATTATGAAAACATTATATAAAAGAAATGCTCAAGGCAAACCTCTATTTTGGAGTATTTGGGCTGATAATAGTTCTATTAATTCTAATATTATCAATGTTAAATATGGTCTTGTTGGTAAAGAAGGTAGAATTGAGCAAATCATAACTACTAGAAAGTTACAAGATGAAATTGAATCTTTGATAAAATCTAAACGTAAAGAAGGATATAAAGAATTAGCAGATTTATATGATAATGCACATGTTGCTGAGAAAATTATTTCTAATTTAGATTTAGTACAATATCTTAATGCTTATCTTCCTATATTCAATACACATGATAATGGTGCGTTTATACCAATGTTATGTAAAACACTTGAAGATAATAAACCATTTGAAAAAGGTGATTATTTTGGACAATGGAAGATTAATGGTGAAAGGTGTATTATCACTGCTGATAAAACTACTGGTTTATTTGAAGAAGTAAAACTTCATTATCGTAGTAGAGAAGGAATTGATTGGACTAGTAAACTTAGTTATTTAGATGATTTTCTTCTTCCTTGTATTCCTAAAGAAATTATAGATATGATGCTTGAAGAAGGAGTAGGACTTGATGGAGAATTATATCTTCCAGGTTATGGAATTAATGAAATTAATTCTTTCATTAAAAATACTGAACTTCCTCAGCATTATAAACTACAATTTTGGATGTATGATTTATGTATAGAAAATATGTCTGCTTATAGTAGACAGACAATTCTTACTGAAAATTTTAAAGAATATATTCCATTAACTTTTAAAACAAAAGAAGACCATTTAAATAATAGTAATAATTTAATTCTTCTACCAAATGAAGATATAGGAGATATTTCCAATGCCATAAAACAAAGAGATTATTATATTTCTCTTGGATTTGAAGGTCTAGTTATTCGTGAAAAATCTGCTGAATATCAGTTTGGTGGTAGACGTAATAATAGTATGCTTAAATTTAAAAAGAAAGAAGATGGATTATTTGAAATTATAAATATTGTTCCAGAAGGACGTAAACGTGTCAATCTTGGAAAATTTGTTCTAAGAAATGATATTAATGATGCTGAATTTGAATGTACTTATAATGCTTCACATACTGCTCAAGAAGAAATTTTGGTAAATAAAGCTTCTTATATTGGTAAGAAATGTTTAGTAGAGTTTCGAGAGAGGAGTGGCATTAGTAAAGTTCCTTTTCATGCTAAAGCTATTAAAATATGCTAAGACTAATAGACAAAATTGAAAAATTTAATAATGATGTATCTAATCATTATATAAATATTCAAATCAATGTTATACCGTTTGGTATAAATTGTTGTTTTAGACAATGGTATTTAATTCCAACAATAGAGCTAGATATATATAAGAATAACATGGACATATCAATTTATGTATTATGTTTTTGCTTATATTTAAACGTCTCTTTAAAAAATTATAAAACTGATGAATCTTAATGCTTATGATAGTATAACAGAAAAACTTGATAAAAACAAGACTTGGATAGATATTCGTAGAAAAACTATTCTAAGTAGAGAAATGAAGTATAGAAAGTATACTTGTATTCTTAAACGTTATAATCCCAAAACTAATATTAATTCACATTTTATTGCATTACTTGATAATCCTCCTGAAAATAGATTATATAAATCTACTGTACAAGATGATTATGGTAGAATTAAGATAAATATTTCTAGTATATGGAAAGAAACGTATTTGTCTGAACTTAAAAGTAATTGTAATATTTTGTGTACTTTGATAGAAAGTGGAGATGATGGTGACATTTATTCTATTGATGTTTAATGTATAATAGTTCTTAGTAGTCTTATTGGCTCTAAGAACTATTATTTATTAGCTCCCCCGTAGAAAGGTATGTAAAACCTAAACCTATTAGAGAATTAGAAGATTTTGATGATGCTCTTCTTTATATAGTTTATAAAGAAGTATAAGTGCTTATCAGTATCTTTGAGTAAGCAGTAAGCAATAAGGCGCAGAATGATGCCTGCTGTGGCTTCTGTTGGCTTTAAATGGTTTAGCTGATGTCTTTATAAGGTGAGCAAATAAACTCTCTGAAATAGCCAAAAAATAAATACAATAAAGTTTGGTATTATCAAAAATAATTAGTAATTTTATAAACAAAGTAAACAAAATGTTATTATGGTAGATGCTGAATCTAAGATTAAAACAGATGTTAAGCGTAAACGTACAAGACATGCTTATACACGACATGAAGTATATCGTCATTGGATAGAAAGTCCAGAATACGTTTATGTTAATGGAAATCATCAAATATCGGGTAAAGAAGATTATCTTCGTATTGGTGATATAGGAAAAGAAAAATCTAGACTTCTTATAGAAAGACAGGTCGATTGTAATTCTAGCACTTTTGCTGTTATCGATAGAAATACTAAACGTATTCTTATATCAGATATGTATCCTGTTTGTGCTCTTGAACTTCAATGGTCTCTTCCTACTGAGTATGAAGTATTTAGATGTCATGGTTCTATTCCTTGTCATGATATTTTATCTGAAGAACATACTGAACTTCTCTGTAAAATTCATCTTGAATATGTTATAATGGATTATACTTCTAGGTATTTGTTTCCTTATTATGCTGTTCTTAAAGGTAAAAACGTACTTCATAATGACATAAATGTTGATACAAAGAAAGAAGCTATAAAATCACGTACTCGTTTTCATAAGAACGATGATATTCTAACTTTTATTAAAAAATATAAAATTAAGAAATATGATTGGTATAACAAAATATTAAATGATAAGTATGACCTTATTATTTATTATCCAGATTGTTATGGTACTATTAACATAAGTCTTCCTACAATTAAACAAATTGTTACTGGTACTGTATTTAATAAAAAACAAATAGAATTATTTAATAAAAAACGTTTTTATACTAAGTATTGTTATTGTAGAGGTATTAAATTTAAAGATGTTGATAAGTATTGGAATAAAACTGTATCTCCTTTAAATATAGATTCTGCAAATGATAATAATTCTTATGATTTAACTTATGATCAAGTTAAAAAGTTTCTTCGAGTTAATAGAGTTTATTGGAATGATGATTTTTATAATAATGATTTAGTTACTTGGAACGATTATATTATTCTTACTAGTCAAGAAGAAAATAAGAGGAAAAGTGAACGTATTAGAGAAAATATAGAAAAATCTAAACAAAATGAACTTAAAGCTCGTGAAGAATTAAAGAAATATGTAGATGATAATGATTATATTAAACATTGGAGAGATAGTAAAAACCCTTGTGTACGCAATTATGTTGAATATAAAAAATTTATAGAACCTACTAGTAAACATAGATATGGTTTTTGGATTACAGAAAAACTTTATTTTAAACCTAATATTGTTTTTGATAATATTCAACTTAAGCTTTACACTGACACTATTGTAACATCAAATAACGGTAGTGTTTCTATAGATGAAGCTATAAAATGTTACAAAATACTTCAAGATTGTATAGAGAAACATAATAAAGAAGGTCAAAATACATTTTCATTTGTTGAACAAAATGTACGTGTTGGTTTATATAAACTTATAGACATATCTTATGAGTGTAAGCGTAAAGATAATGGTCTTCTTCTATCTATTACAACTTGGCGTATAAGAATAAGTTGTCATAACATCTGGCTTGATGATTTTGAAGACTTTGTTCGTTATTACCACCTTGAAGAGAAATTTGGTATTAAACGTGATAATAAAAATAAACCAATTAAATTAAAAATGAAATGAAAGAAATTAGTGATAAACTATATGCCCAGTTAAAAGAACTTGGTATTATTAATGAAGGATCTAATGTTCGTAGTTATAATATAGGAGCATCAGATTATAGTACACATATTATTCAACCTTGGAGTATTTGGATTGATTATAATCTTAATCCTTTTGATGCTGATATTGTTAAAAGAATACTCAGAACAAAAGAAAATACTCCTCGTAAAGAAGATTATGAAAAGATTATTCATATTTGTCAAGAACGTATTCGACAAATTGAAAATCGTGATCTTAGTATAACTAATGAAATTGATTTTGAAATGAAAAAATAATTATGGAAATTGTAGAATCTAAAGTTGAATGGTGGCAACAGGGAAATCCTGTAGACCATATTGCTCGTTGTGCTAGAGTATGTTATGCTTCTGACAAAACGACTAAAAATATAGAAATGTGTGATGCTCTTTGGAAAAATAAACATCGTAGTATGTTTCGTCATGCTGGTGTTTATTATATAATTCCTGAGAAACTACAAATTCCTGAAAAGGCTTATGTTGGTGCAGTTGTATATCATATGCATAGTAATTATTATGTTTCTACTAATGAACAATGTGCTAGAGAATATTGGGATGTAAGATATGGTAGATATCGTATTACTGTATCTGAAGCTTTTAATAATCCTATATTCTTTGCTAATAAAATGGTTCGTATCACGATATGTGTAGAAACAGGCATTGACATAACTCGTGAATATAACCGTAAATCTCCTAATAATATTGCTGAACAAAGTACTCGTTATGTTGACTTCAACAAAAAGGTAGGTATTCGTTTTAAGAAATGTCATTGGATGTTTGGTCTTAGTCTTTATAAAAAGTATCTTACTAGATTTATGTGTAAAACTGCTGAATGGTTTTATAAAATTTCTCGTAGTAAATATGGACTTAATCTTCCACCTCAAGATGCAAGATGGATTCTACCATTAGACACAATGAGTAAAGTTGTATATACTTATACTGTTAAGGAATGGGAAGACATTCTTAATATGCGTGAATTTGATTATACGGGTAAAGCACATCCTGATGCTAAAACTGTAGCAGGTAAAATTCATGGTATACTTAATTTACTTGGATTTTATATACATAATTATAATACAGAAGTAAATGAAAAGTATATTAAAAATAGTATTTATCCAAAACTTTAATGTATGAATATAGAAGCAATTTTATTTAAAGATTCCGATTGTAATAATTGTAAATTAGAACAAGACGAACTTTTTAATAATCCACCAATGTGTGATATTAAAATCTGTCATGCTAAGCATGAGAGTAGTATTGAATTAATTAAACATTATAACATAAATAGCTTCCCTACTATTATTCTAACAGATTTAGATGCTAATAAAGAGGCATATAGATTTGTTGGGTTTGTAGATAGTGAAACTATTGATAATAAAATTAAAGAATATGAATCAAAACATTTGGTGTAAATTTTTCAACTTGCATAAGTATGAAATAATTAAAGAAGAGAATAAACTTGACCCAAAAGGTAATATTGTTGGAAAAATATTAGTATCTCGTTGTACTAATTGTGGTAAAATAAATCATAAAACAATTTATACAGAACAGTCATATGGAAAATATTAATGAATATTGTTATGTACTCGATTATTCTGATGGTACTATTTGCGAAATTATAATAGAACCTGAAGATAACGATGAGAACGGTGAAGTAGATATAGACAAACTGTTTTCAAAACATGGTCTTAAGGCTAGTAATTGCAGTTGGATGCTTACTACTTCTAAAATTGAAAGTATAATTGAATTAGCTTAAAGTATTATGGTTGTATTATTATCAATTTGTGTTACAGTTGTTGTTTTAGCAGCTATAGTGGCTGTATTTTATTATCTTACAGATAAAAATGATAAGGAATACAATGAGTTTTATAATTCTCTGTCTGATATAATTGATGACATTTCTTATCACGTAAATCTTATTAAAGATGATGAAGTATTTGGAGATATTAAAATTCATATTAAAAATATAAAAAGACTTTGTAATAAAGTTCAAGATGAAATCGAATAAACAATCTAAAAAACAAAAAAGAGCTAATGCCCGTAATCAACTTTTTAGACAAATCTATGGTTATAATCTAGGTGCTTGTATAAGTAGAGCTAGAATAGAAAATGCTATAACTGATGAAGAAATAGAATATCTTGATATAATTCAAGATATTCTATCTTCTCTTAAACAAAAATACTTTGATAATTCTAAGAAACTTGGATTACATCCTCGTAGACGATGTTATTGTGGTGATACGGCAAAATGGTGTTGTACAGATATTTTTGGTAATACAAAATATCTATGTAGTAAACATAAAGAAATACTTGGAAAATATGAATATTTAGCTAATTGTAAATCTATAAATCCTTACGATTAAATGGAAATTAAACTTTATTGTACTAATTGGTGGGGTAATCAAATTTATAAAACTAAAGATGGTACTCCTATTGTTAAATTGGATGATGGTTACTATACTTTATCAGATTATTCTAATATTGATAGTGACCCTTGTTCTAAACTTAAAAGTGATAAAATAATAATTGTAGAAAAATTTAATTAATAATATATTATGGCAAATATTTATAATATTCAACAATATCTGTTTTCTATATTTGATGAACTTGAAGAAAACGGAGGTGAACTTACTCCTGAACTTGAGGAACAACTAAATATTACTCAAGAACAATTTAAGAGTAAAATCAAAGATTATTCTAATGTTGTTAAAATGTTAGAAACTGATATTACTGCTATCAAAGAAGAAAAAGCTCGTCTTAGTGATCTTCAGAAGTCTAAAGAAAAGAATCTAGAACGTCTGAAGAAAATTATGGTAGAAGCTATTGAAAACTTTGGTGATACAACTAAATCTGGTGGAAAATATGTAGATTACGGTACTGGTAAAGTATCTGTAAGAAACAGTCAAGCTATTGAAGTTGAAGAAGATTCTGTTAATAGATTTGTCAATAGAATTATTACAAGTCTTAAATGGCATAACGAAAACAATCAACTTCATAATGGTCTTGTAGATCCAAACGACATTATAGCTTTTGCTAATAGTAAAACTCAAGAAGAAGAAAATGATAATGTAGAAGTAGATGTATATGATGCTAAAGATACAGCAAACTTATCTATATCTGTAGATTTGGATATTAATATACCTACTTTACTTACAACAGAAAAGGGCATAAATCTTGCTAAAGCTCTTCTTGATTATAATATATTTAGCATTAAAGCTAAAGCTGATAAAAAAGGTATTAAAGATGATGCTAAATCAGAGCAACATTATATGCCTGTATTTGCTAAACTTGTTACAAATAAATCAATTTCTATAAAATAACAGATAATGGTTAATATAAATCTTAATTGTCCTCTTACACTTGGTAAACTTAGAGAGTTAATAAATAATGGAAGACTCTCTGAGTTTCCTGATGATATACAAATAAACATGTGTATTAATTTGTATAGAGAAAATGTAATAGATGGAACAGAACAGCCTTGTGCTCCTGTTTTGTCTATTGATGGCTATGAAGATAAAATAAACTTTTATAATTATATTTAATATGAGTAGATATACTGTTAATGGTGCTCCTTGGGCTATCGGAAAAGATGTTTCTGATTGCCATAGTTCTGCTGAAGTTATGCACAAAGCAGGTCTTGACTTTATTGTAGACAAATGTGAACTTATGGCTCGTATGCCATTCGGTATCAAACGTAATAATCTTGTAAATCCTCTTGCTGGAGAATTTGCTAAAGATGGAATGATTTATCGTGAACTATGTGGACATTATGCTACATATAGAGCCGATACTTCAGAACCACTAGGACTTGTAAAAGCTAAATATGAAGTTGTTCAAAATATTGATGCTTTTAAGTTCTTTGATGATGCTATTGGAGAAGGTATGGCACGTTGGGATAAAGCTGGCATTCTTGATAATGGTCGTAAAATTTATCTTAGTGCTAAACTTCCTGTAGAAACTCGTGTTGGTAATGACCTAATTGATAATTATCTTGTATTTAGTAATAGTCATGATGGAACAAGTAGTGTAAATATAATGTTTACTCCACTTCGTGTAATTTGCACTAATATGCTGAATGCTGGACTTAAATCAGCTGATGCTTATATTCGTATTCGACATACAGAAAGTGCTAAAGAAAAACTTCAACGTGGAGCTGAAATTCTTCGTATTGCTTGTAAACATGCCTTAACAGTTCAAGAATATTATAATGCTCTTCTTACAGTTAAGATGACGGATAAACAAGTAATGGAATATCTTGCTAATCTTCAACTTACTGAAAAAGAAAGAGAATTGCTTCTTGATTATGATAAAGAAAATGGCTATAAAAAGCTACTTCTTAAAGATTATCGTACTATGGAAGTAACAGGAGTTAGTCAGCGTAAAGTAAATCAAATTGCAAGTATGTTTGAATATTATTGTGATGGTATTGGTCAAAAGCATATTGCTGGTACTGCTTGGGGTGCTTATAATGCTGTTACAGGATTTTATTGTAATGTAGCTAATCTTGAAGGAGAGAAACGTGTTGAATCTCTCCTTTACGGGGGAGCTAACAACAATATGATTAAAGCTCTTAATTCTGCTAATATTATTCTTAATGCTGCTTAAAGTAGTAAATTAGGTGTACTACCTCCCCCGTAGAAAGGTGAAAATATAAATAACTCAAAATAATACTGCAAATATTTGGTGATATAAATTATATTCCTTATATTTGCAGTATTACAATTTTAATTAACTTTTTAATAATAGTAACAATGGAAGTAAAAATTAAACGTCTTTGTGATGAAGCTTCTATTCCACAGTATGCACATGCTACAGATGCTGGAATGGATCTTGTAGCTACTAGTTATAAATACAATGAAGAATTTCATGGTCATGTGTATGGTACTGGTATTGCAGTTGAAATTCCAGAAGGTTATGTAGGATTACTTTATCCTCGTAGTTCTAATCGTAAAACTGAATCTTATCTTACTAATCATGTCGGTGTTATAGATAGTGGTTACAGAGGCGAGATTATGCTTAGTTTCAAAACTCGTGATTTTAAAGAAGGTGAAATTCAACAACTTTATAAACCTTATGAAATAGGTGATAAAATTGCTCAACTTATCATTATGCCTTATCCAAAAGTTGAGTTTACAGAAGTAGCTGAACTTTCTTCTTCTGATAGAGGAGAAGGTGGACATGGTTCTACTGGAAATAAGGTTGATATTCTTAAGGAAATTAAAGACACTAAACAACTTCGTAAGGATATAGATGAAGTAATTCAACGTGTTAAAGCTCTTAATCAATCTAGAGAAACAGCTCTTGTAATTACTAAACTTCAAGAAGGAGTTATGTGGTTGGGTATGAATCTTAAACGTCTTGGTGATAACAATCCATATCCAAATTCTTATAATCCTGAGAATACAGAAGTATAACCTACTGCTGATGGTCTTAAATTTTAACATAATTATGGAAGAAAAAGTAATTAAACTTATAATTGATTATATTAAAAATAAAGGTCTTATAATAAACAAAGAACATGTATTTATTGTTTGGAGTTGTTATATTTTAGGTAACAGAAAATATCTTGTTGGACTAGATTACACTAGCACATATTTTGAAGTTACTTATAATGTAAACAACAAAGAATGGTATATTGACGAATATAGTAAAGTAAATAACATTTGTATTAAAGATTAAATTAAAATTATTATGGAAAAGTATCAGACAAATATGATTGAAGAGCACAGTGGTCTTGTTGTTCGTATTCAGAATCTTCATAATTGGATTTATAGTGATAAGTCTAATGTAGACAATAAAATTGAATTTGCTAATAAATGTATTCAGCTTGCTGCTATGAAGAAGTATGAAGAGGCTCTTCGTGCTCGTTTTGAAAATGCAGGTATCGTATTTCAAAATGGTGAGTATTTTGAGCATGTGGCTTCTATAAAGGTTAATGTTTCTGAAGATAGTAATGAAGAAAATGGAGAACAAGAGCAACAGCAATAAAGTTGTTTATATTATAACAACTGCTGAATGTTCTGCTTGTAAATGTATGGAATATATTCTTAATGATATTCAAAAAGATAATTCTACATTTACCATTACTTCAACAGATTTTACAAAAGTTCCAGAATGGTTTAAAACTAATATTACTTTAACTGATTTTCCTACAGTTATTTTTATAGATAATAATGTTATAAAATATCATTTTGTAGGAACAAAAAGTAAAAGTAAAGTTCTTAAACTTATGAAGGACATTAACTTTTAACTTGTGCCTGTAGGAGATTATTCTCTTACAGGTATTTTTGTTATAAATAAACTATTATAATCAACTTTAATAGAGCATGGGATAGCATACAACGTTATAATGAAATTGTCCGATATGCCGCTTCTTTTGACTTCTGTTAGACTTTTATGTATCAACTGATACATTATTAAGGTACTGACATAGAATGGCTGAAATCGAATAAAAATATATTGTATTTTTGAATAATTAGAGTAAGTAGACTGAGAAGTTTATTTACTCTTTTTTTTTAATATTAGGAACAAGTACGATACAAATATGATAAAAAATAAGCTCTTACTATCTTCACAGACAATAAGAGCTTTTTGGCGTAAGGCATTAAGCAAATCTAATTACGATATATCGTAGTTGTCCCAGGAGGACTCGAACCACCACTGACAGAACCAAAAACTGTAGTGCTACCATTACACCATAGGACAATATGAGTTGGAATATATTCGATATTACCAACTCTTTAAGATAATCTTTATCTTTTGCAAATATACTATTATTCTTTCATATACGCAAGGATTAAAATGTTAAAATTGTTTATTTATCTTCCCTTTACAGTACTAAGAATAGGTCTGTATTTTTTAACAACTCTAGTATTATCAGCAGGAGCTGTTAAATATGGATGATTAATTTTCTTTCCTTTTACAATAACTTCTGGAAGTACACCTCCAAAATTAATTCCATCAACAACAGGATAAGAATTATCAGGCAATACAAGTTTAGCTCCATTGTTTTCGTTACGAGTTAAATAATCTATAGTTCTTAAAACATCCCATCTATTCCTCATTTGACTATCAGATAAAGTATATCTTGATGCTTTCTTTCCTAAATTAGGAGCAGCACTCCAAGTACCACCAATAATACCTTTAGGATTATATTTACTAACTTTACCATTATAATCAGATTCAACACTAAATGTAGGATGAAATGCTGTTTTAGCAATATCTGTAAAATGAGCATCAGCATCTTTTTTCAACATTTCTTGTGCTTCTTTTGGCTGAGTATTATAAAAATGTTCATAATTATAAGTATTATCATTTAACATTTCTTGAGTATCCCAACCTCTAATTCCAGCTACTTCTTCTAACCATTTTCTATATTTAATTTTAGGCATAATAAAATAATTTAAATAAGTTATTTACTAAGAATTTTAAGTAGAAAGGTTGTATTACCAACCTTTCTACGGGGGAACTAGTTATTTAGATATAAAATCAGCTATATCTTTAACAGGTACTATAGATAGCATATTATCACCAAGTTTATAATACTTGTTACTACGTTCAAGTCTTTCAACCATATTTATACTATGATAAATAGGTATATTACGACGAATTTGAACCCAAAACTTATTCTCACCTTTATATAGACCAGTAGAATAATAAGGGTCAAAGTCATCACCTTGGAGCATATATTGCGAAATAAGACCCATAGTAGCTAGTAAATCACTAATTGAAGTTTGAGCAGCTATAGGACTAGACCAAAGCTTTTTACCTTCAGCATAAACACCGATAGGATTATACATAAATGATTCAGATGCAAGACGGTCAGCTTCATACATCATAAGATTATAAACGATGTTATGCTCTTTATCATCGTCACCAGCTGCATGTAATGCAATAGCAAGACAAAGAGCAGAAGCAACACCACAAACATCACCAAAAGCACGTCTGATATTTGCTCTATCATATTCATTCATCATTTGATAATATGTTTTAGCATGAAGAGCAAATTCAACATAATTCTTAACAATGTTCTGTACACCTTTAACTGCTTGAAGATTAGCATCAGTCATATTGTTATCTTCTTGAAGTTTCTTAGCAAAGCTTCGTTTATGAAGTGGTAAAGCAAGGAAATCTTTAATAGAAGCGTAACAACCTTTTTCTATAGTTCCACGTTCTTCATTAAAATATCCTTGTCTACGATAACGTTTCATAATACCAGGATATATATGTTTATGATATTGCATTACAAGTCCACCCCACCAGTAAGACTCCCATTTTGCAGCACCTAGTTTATCATATACACCGTGTATCTTTTTATTAACAGAAATAACTCTTCCTTTAAAAGCTCCAAGAATTTGATAAGCATCATCTCCAATTTCAGCAAATATAGAATCATCTGCAAAACCAAGTATACCGTCATCAAGTTTTAACTGACTCATAACAGTAGGATGTGTTTCGTCATTATTAAATTCTTCTTTTGCTTTAGCTTGATATTCTTTACGTTTATCTATAAATTTTCGTTTATCTTCATTATCAAAATAAATATTTACAAATTCAGTAGTTAAATCTTTTCTAAACCAAGCATATTCTTTAGTATCATTAGCATTAGAAAGTTCTTTTTTCTTAAATGCTTCATAAAGTCTACGTTGATCAGCTGTCATAATATTTTGAAGAGCTTTTTCATTAGCATCACGCATATATTCAGCTTCATTAACGGCATCATATTTAACTTCACCTGTAGCTTCGTCTACTTTTTTAACAAGTCTATGACTGTGCATCATAGCAAACATAGCACTATTTTGCATCAAATGCTCACCCATAGCTTGAGGACTAAAAGCTAAATCTCTTGCACGTTCCAAATATGTAGCCATGTCAGGAACAGTCACAACACCGTTTATTTCATCAAAATCAACTACATTCATAAATTTAACAATAGCACTAGGAAGAGATGATGCTTTATCACTATACATATCTGCCATAAAACTAGGAATACCAGCTCTCCAAGTATTAAGTCCCATATGCCATGTTTTATTACCAAAATATTCTCTAGCAAAAACTTCTCCAAGAATTTGAGTACTACCTGCTGTTACGTTAGCGATACCACCAGTAACATTAAGCATCATAAATTTAGCAGAAGTTAAACTTTGAAGAATATTTGCAGCACGAGTTAAACCATTATTAGGTTTTTTCCATTGGTCATATACAAGTCTTCTAATCCAATTAATATATTGTTCTTGAAGTCTTGTATCTTTTTTAGTTACATAAGTATCTTGACCATCTATAGTTCTTTTTCCTGTTCTTTGTAAATCATTAAAACCTTCATTTTTAACATACACATTAAGTTTATCAAGCATATTCTTTGCATAAAACAACATATATTTATTATCTTGAATTGCATTAAAATGTGCTGCTTTTTGAATAAACTCTTCCATTACAGATTCCCAATTATCATCAAGCATATTACGATGAATTTCCATATTTTTAGCTTCAGCTTCTGCTTTATCTTTTTCCCAATCATTTACACGCTTTTGATAATCTTTATCTGTTTCATTTTCTTCTCGTACAGGACGTTTTCTATCTATTTTAACACTATCTTTTGATTTAAGAAGAGTAGTCATTGGCATATCTATTGTTGTGTCTGTAGCATAATCTATTTCAGAATCAGTATACCAATCTTCTTTACCAGTAGCACCATTTATCCATCCTACAAGTTTAGCAACTTCTTTTGCAGTACGTTTAGCATCAAGAGATTCATTTTTCTTTCTTAAAGGCATATATCCATTACGAAGAAATTGTTGAGATTGCATAGTATGACAATTCTCTTTAAGAATAGTTTCAAGATATTCCTTTATTTCATCTTCAAACTTATTTCTATTAACTGTGGAATTATATGAAGGATTGTTGCCTTTATAATTAGCTGCTGTAGAAGAAAATTCTCTATAATCATGATTACGACAATCTCTATTTAAAGCAAGAAGATCATCATCATCTGTTATAGGATTTCCATTAGCATCAAGTCCTGTTTTAATAGTTCTCTCAGTTTGATTCCAAGCAGGTTCATACTCCATATTAGTATTCCACTTACCATCATCTCCTACTTCTCCAAACTCAAAAGTAGTCCAACATTGAAGCGGTTCTACAGTATGAGTATAAGGATTATAAATATGATTAGCTTTGTACCATTTTCTAAACTCTTCTTGACCTTTAGCCTGAGCTTCTTTATATGCTTCATAATAATACATAGTTTTTCTACTTCTAGTATAATTACGAATAATATGTAAAGCATCTGTTTTCTTTTTATCAACAAAAGTGTTATCACCTGTACCATCAGCTTTATATCCTTTAGGCACAGCATATCCATAAATATATCTATTAGGAACAACTATATCATTTCCGTTTTCATCTTCTACTATTTGAGTATTAAGAGATAACCACATACGATAATATCGTTCTCCACGTTGTTTAGCTAAATCTTCTTGTTGCTGAAATTTAACATCATCGTATACAAAATCAACATTATCTTTTATAAAATCTCGAACACTTTTTGCATTAGTTGTAGAACCTTTTTCATATTTCTTTATATCTTCAAGTTCTCCATATAATTTTTTAAGTGTTTTAATTTCATCTTCAGATAATTCTGATGTATGAAGAGTGCCGTCGTGTGTAGTGTAATGATCTTTAAGTATTTTATTAATTTCATTTACTTTAGCAATATACTCATCATTTTTAGCACCAGATACAGTCATTCCTTTATAAAATGCTGCTGTAAAAATAGTATCATCTGTAGGAGAATTGCTAATTAAAGTTCTATCAGTAAATACTTGACCTTCTCTAATACCATAATTTATAAGTTGCTCTGCATATAATTGTTCAATATTTTGTTCTGTTAGTTTACGAGCATCTATAACACCTCTTTCATCATAAGCATCTTGTTTTTTAGCAATTATAGAAAGAAGTTTACGACCTTGTTTACCTTCTCTAAACACTTTAAAGGCTTGATTAACAAGTTCCATAACTCCTTCTGTTGCAGTATAACGAGCATTATGTGCAAGCCATTCTTTAGCTTTTACATAGTCATCATGTTTCATCAACTCTGCAATAGGAGTAGTAATGTTTCCATTATCATCTCTCATTTCATAGTTGTTGATAATATCAAGATTTTTATCTAGTTCTTCTTGAAAACCAAACTTAACAGAATCATCAAAGAACTCACTATTAAGACTATTTATGTCTTTAAGATACTTTTGTAGAGCATAAGTACTATTCAAACTATAAATAATTCTTTCATCTCCTCTAAAAGGATTATTTGGATCATCAGGTAGATATTTTTCTTTAAACGTACCAGTATTTTGATCATATATATAATCATTAGTAAGATTATCTATCTTATGCTTAACCTCATCAAGTTCTTGTTTATAGTTATCTGCTAATACTCCGTTAGTTATATGACTAAGCAGTTCTCTACGTTTATCAGAAAGTTTCTTATATTCTGAATAAACAAGAGGATACTCCTCAATCATATGTTCTTCAATATCTATTTTTCTTTGATAATATTCATCTATAACAGGTTGGTTAACATTAGCTAACTTCCATTTATCATATGCTAACTTAGCTTTAAGATGTTCAATACTACCAACACCATGTTCAGACTTTGCTAAAGAAATATTTTCTCTAAGTTCAGCAAGTTTATCAAGGAAAGCTTGATTGTAATTTTGTATGAATCTACCATTTTCATCTATAATCTTTTTCCAATCAATATCTACACCTGCTTCTCTAGCTCTTTTCTTAATATCAGCAAGTTTCTTTTTAAATTCTTGAACTCGCTTAATACCCATCATTTCTTTAGACCTAATATCAGCCATTACTTCTTTAGAAACAATTTGAATAAGCGGAGAAGATGATTCTTGCAAATCGCCAACCCAAGCATCAAATGCAGCAGCACTATGATAACCATCTAATACACTAAGAATATCTTGTTGAATTAGAGGATTTTTACTAAGTTTAGCAAGATATTCGTTTGCAAACAGTTTTTCAGTATCTGCAATAATTGTAGCATTTTGAAGTTCACTTATCTTTTCTTTAATTTTATTAAGGAAAGGACGTATAGCTTCATCTTCTGACTGAATATCAAGTTCATTTATTATAGCAAAATTTCTAACAAGAGCACGAGCATCAAGAATTGTTTTTAAGAATCTTTGTCTAACAACAGGGTCTGATTTAATAGCAGCAATTGCTTCAGGAGTATTTATAGCAAATGCTTGCATATTGTCATCTTTGATAAAATATTTCATATCAGTAGACAATTTATTAACCATTCCATCTATATATTCAGCTGTAGTTTGGATAACATCTTTCACATTAGCTTCTACAGATGGTGCAGAACCTGTTATTTGTTTATCTTGTAAAAACTTAAGAGCTTTAGCAGCTTCAATATCGCCTTCAGACTTTCTACGAGAAAACATAGTAGCCATAGCTTGTACTCCTAATGTAGTAGAATCAGGAGTATCATTTACTTCAGTTATTGAAGAGTGCATAACATCTACATTTTCTTCATAAGGAGTAATCATGAAAACATCATGAACCGTATATCCAGCATCTTTTGCTTTCTGCATTATGTCTTGAATATCTTTATTAGATTCTTTTACAACCTTATTTTTGTTTTCTTCTCCAAGATATTTTCTATTAAGTCTAGAAAGATTTACTTTTTGAATAACATATTTTCTACCATTTATTGTTTGAATACTACCACCATTTATACCAGGTGTAGTTATATAATTAGCTAACGCTGAACTACGAAGATATAAAGTAGAGAAAGGATTCTCACTAAATCTAGCTGTAACTTTTGCTATAACATCTTCAAATCCACCTGTATTAACAGTATTTTTATCATTTATATTAAAAGACTTTGCAAAACCTGTTGCTCGTTTAATAGCCTTAGGCTTATATTTATCTCTTTCAGGTTTATGTGCTTCCAATATTTGTCCAAAGTCTACAGCATTATTTTTATATATCGCGTCACGTAGTTCTTCATCTATACTTCCAGTTTCATCACTACCAGCTTCAATCTGTTCTCGAACAACTCTATCTCGCTCTCTAAGTCGATCTCTAAAATCATTTATGATACCAAGATAATACTCTTCTCTGAGATACTTATTATTTGCAGGATTTGCTGAAAGATCAGAATTTTCATTTTCTTCAAGAGTATTTACAGGGTAAAGAACATAAGTTCCATTGACATCTGTAATTCTATAAAGAATAACTCTGTTATCAAAAGATAGTTTTACATAACTGTTTGCAGTCATAGGATGATATTTCTTATCATTTGGTGTAGCATCATAAACAACCCCATACTTTTCTGCTAATGCTTCATTTGCTATAGTAATTATATAATCAGCTCTAGGAGTAAGTTCAAAATACCAATGTCCTTGTTCGTCTTTTTTCTTATAAACTTTTTTACCAGTTATAAAAGTAGAATTAGAATGACTGCGAATATAATTACGTCTTAATTGATTTGTGCTTATAGCATTATCTTTTATAGTAGCAACTGCCGCAGAAATATCTGATATAATATTTGTTTTATCTGAAAGAAGAACACTATTTTTAATTACTTTGTTAACAGCATTCTTTTTCATTCTAAAACCTTCAACCACAAAGCCATATTTAACAACATCCATAGCAGCAAGAGCAACCAAAGGATTGTCATTAAAGAAACATTTTTCAAATTCATTATAAACAGTTTCAATATCTTCATTGTTTTCTATATATTGAATAGTTTGTTTTCCTGCATTTGAACCTCTATTAAATAAAGATACATTTATATATTTAAACACACCACTATCTTCAAATTTTTCTTGAATATAATGTATTTTTTGAGCAGGACTTAAAGTAGAAAATTGTTTAATTTCCAAATCAGTAACATGATTTATATCTGCTACTGTAAATTCAACAGTATCACCGTTTTCGTCTTGTACTTCAAGATTTGGAGTTTTTTCATATCCATAAATACGGGCACGCTCTTCATCTACATTTGTTTCAGAATAAACAAATTGTCCATTTTTATAAGTAACAGCACTGCTTATAGCCCTAGCTTGACTATAAATATAATTAAGAATATAATTTTGAAAAGCTTTATATTCTTTTTCATTTATAGCCCTACCATTACTAAACAGATTAGCAAGTTTTTCTACTTCATTCCTAAATTCATCAGACTGCGTAGCAAACAAACTTCTATTTATCTTAATAGAAGGAGCAGTAGCATATCTCAAAAAAGCATTAAGAGGACGATATGCTGAATCTTCAATAGAAGTATATTGCATATAATAGTCTAATCCTCTATCAACATTAGGATATATAGCAGAAATAAAACTTTTATTGTCTACAACGAGAGAAGGATACTTATCTTGTACAAGAGCTTGAATATCATCAAACACTTTAGCTGTAGCATATATTGTTTGCTTAGCACCAAACTTATCAGGATTACAAACTCTAGCATAAGAAGATACATCGTTTGCAAGATAGTTAAGTTTGTTATATTGAAGAATAACACCTAAATCGTAAAGTAATTGTTTCTCTTTTCCTACGGGGGTGCTGGTATCAAATTCACCACTTTGATTTATTCTATCTCTAAGTTTAGAAGCAGAAATATTAAGTTGGTTGATACTTTCTATTTCAGTACTAAGAACATACTTTTCAGGTTCAGCACAATCAAATAGTTCTGCTATATCAGAAGAATAAGCTTTAAGTTTTCCTAGAATATCGTCAACATTACTTCGTTTAGGAAGAGAAATTCCTTTAAGTACACATATTTCTTTACCTATTTCTTTAATAGCTTCGTTTATAACATTTCCAGACTCTTCTCCATAAATAGACTTATTAGCATTATATATATCAACAATTTTAGTAACACCAGGTTGCATCATAAATGCAATAGCAGTCTTATAATCAGAACCAATATCAGGAAAAAGCTTATATACTTGGAAAGTAAAGTCGTTAACGTTAGGTATAGAACCTTCCTTTACAGCATCAAGAATATGAGCTGTAGTTTGAGAAGAATATGCTGTTAGAATCTTACCAACGACATTCTTATTATCTTCACTCCAACCTAGTGTATCATGAGTTACAATCCAACCGCTTTCATCTTTAAGAGGCTTAACATTTTTAAAATGTTTTTTAAGTTCACTTTCTTTATAACCATCTTCTTTCTTATAAACAATAGAAACAGTTTTATTAGAAGAAATAGTAGGACGAACTGTGTTACATATAGAACAGAAAGTATCACGAGTAACACTAAACGCTTTAAGTTTAGCACCACTCATAACATCTTCTTGATATGCAGCTTGGTCAAAGAAATCATAAGGAGAACGAGCTTTTCTAAGTTTAGCAAGTTCTGGATTTATAACTTCATCTCTATCATGTATAATATCCTCAAAATTAGAACGAGAAAGATTTTCCTCAAGAGAACTAGGATCTGAAAGAATCTTAATCATAGTTTCAAGAATCTCATTATTACGACCTTTAGTCTTTCTTTCAGAGCGTTTATCTTCTTCATTATAAGGAACTCTTTCAAGCTTTCCAGTTTCTTTATTTACTTCTCCACTAAAATGAATACCATAAACAGAGTCGATATCAAAGTCAGAACCTGTTTGAGAAACCCAATCATCAGGAACAACAATAGTAGAACCGAGAGCATCATCTGTGAATCCGACAACTTTCATAACACAAATAGATTGTTTACCTTCAGTAGGAATACGATATCCGATCATTGTATCAAGTCCTGAATCTTGTAGTTCTTTTAAAAGCTCTTCATCTGTTTTAAGAGTACCATCTTCTTTAGTATATTTTAATCCTTTAAAATTACTCTTTGGAAGCATTATCTCTACATGAGATTCACCATTTGGATGATACTGTAATTTTTTGCTATAACTACGTTTTTCTACTGTATCACTAAGGGCAGTCCAACCAACATTAGTAATCTGAGCAGCATGCCAACCAGGAAGTTTTTGACGAGTAATACGATTATTAAACATACTTTGAGCAATGCTTTCAAGCTTTGTAGATACATTACTCATGTAAGTTGGCATCATAGGAACACCATCTTTATCAAGAGTAACATAGTCCATCATATTACTATCAAGACCAAGACGAGCTACTTCATCTTTAAGCATGTCATAAAAAACTGCTTGATCAAAAGCACTTATTTCTCCATTTTTATCTCTTTTTATATGAAGTTCCTTCATTAGATTCTCATAACTATCAACGATATTTTGAGAATAAAGTTTAAAGAACTTTTCTTTAAGAGCATACAGGTCTTTATTAGACCTATCAATATTATCTACAATTTTCTTCATTATCTGAATACCAGCTTTGTTCTCAGCTGCAAGATGTTGAGGAGTTTCTTGCTGAGTATAAAGATAATTGTAATTATAATATTCTGTAGCATGAACAGCATTGGCTCTAAAGTCTGCTATATTTTTATCTGTTATATTTCCTTCATTATCCCATATTGTAAGAACATTACATTTACCTGCTTTAGAAGTTTCTTCTGTATTTAGCTGGTCAATATTAAATTCTTTCATTAAGTTATATACTTGTTCAAGTTGTGTACCACGAACAAGACGAGGAACAATTACAAATTCAGCATTTTTAATTTGACGAGGAACAATTACACCAAGTTCTGCATTATAATATTGGTCATAATAAAAGTTCTTCTGAACTTGAATAAATTCACCTATTGTTTTAGCATCAAGAGGCTTACTTTCATCAAGAACAGCATCAATTAACTTTTTATATTGAGGAAGTTGTCCACGAGCAGTAATACGTCGAACCCATTCTTCAAAAGTAATATAAGATTGTGCATCATTTACAGTAGTATTTGTATAACCAGCCATCATGTTAGCTGCATGAATTTTAGCATTTGGCTTACTCATACCAGACTTAACAAGAGCATCTATCAAAGTCTTAGCAAGAACACCTGGCTTTTTAAACTGATAATTATCATTTTCATCTTTAACAAGATTACCGTCTTTATCTGTAACAAAAGTTCCAATAGTATCACCAGTTCTAATAGTATTTTTAATTGTTACTCCTCTAAATTTGTTATATTGATTTATTTTAACTTGTGAAGTAACACCATCTACTGAAACATGGTTAAACGTCATATTATTCAAAGGACTATCTACTATAGTAGGTTCTTGAGATAAGTCCATAGCATAATCTACAATACCATAAGGAACACCAGAACCTTGTGCCTCTTTAGCTCGTTTTAGAAACGTTTGTGTATCTTTATAGAACTTAGTATCACCTTCAAATAAATCATTAAAGTTAGTATACATAAGTCTATGATTAAGCGCAAATTCAGCAGCAGTAAGCTTAGTAAGCATTCCTTCAGGAATGAAATTTTTATAAACCTCAAGTTGTTGAACAGCTCTATTAGAATATGCTATAATAAATTTAGAAATTTGTTCATTTATAATAGCATTTTGTTCATCTGTAAGTTCTACTTGTACGCCATTGCTTGTAGTAGTTGTATGCAGATATGTGTTATTAGCTCCCCCGTAGAGAAGGTTGAATCTCTTTAACATATCATCAGCAAAGTTGACAGCTTCATATTTGCCATTCTTATTAAGAACAGTTACTTTAAATCTATCACTAGTAAATACATCTCCTACTAAAGCATATTCTCCTGTAGAAAGTTTCTTAAGAATTTTACCTTTCTTTGTATGATAATTATTATAAAGTTTACGAGCAGTTTCAGAATCATTAGCATATCCTGGCTTAAATATAGGCATACCATAAGTAGGTGAATTTGTGTCTGTGTCAAGACGAACTTTTCCACCTTCATGTTCGAATAAAACATTTATAGCTGTAGCCATATCTTGAAGCTCTTGTATAAATATATGTCTGAATTGTTGAAAAATAGGATGATTAATATTACATCCGTCTTTTGTAAACAAACCAGTAACTGAATATTTAGGAGCTTTAATTATAAAATTCTTTGGAGCATCAGAAGGAATACGCATAAAATATTCAGCAAATGCTATTTTATCTGCCTCTTCTTGTTGACTATAATCATCTTCTGTTTTAAAGAAGTTTATAAAGGCAGTTGTAGTATAATCTCCTCTACTCATTTCTGAATAAAGAACATTTTTACCATTTACAACAGTTCCTGCTCCACTAAACAATGTATTTTGCAATAATCTGTGAGCATAAGGAGTAGGAGTAAGTTCTTTACTTTCAGGATCTTGAGTAAACAAGCCATAGTTAATAAGATTTCCTGAACTATCACGATGTTCAATCATAATGTTACTGAAATCATATTGTCTAGATTGTCCTTTATATTTACCAAAATTCTCTAAAGCAGTTTGATTTTTAAGAGTATTGATAATATTAGTAATCATACTGTTGTTAATAACATCAGATGATTGATTGCCATGAACATTTCTAGAATTAAGTTCTGTTTTAACTAGACTGAATTTAACAAGAGTATCAGCAAGTTGATATGCTGCTTGTTGTGTTTCTTTGCTAACATAATCAATAGCATATAATTGAGAAAGATTTTCATCTATCTCGGCAATCGCTGTTTTTTTAACAGGTTCTCCATTTTCTAATGCTTCTTTTAATCTAAATCGTTTACTATAAAGAGCATTCATATCAGCTTGACGACTGTCATAAACTCTTTTACTATTTTCAGCACCCTTTATTGTGAGTTTAGTTATATTTATTAAATTAGATAAAGCATCAATCTGATTGTCAGAATTTATATAATTTATAATAGCTTTATCTGAAATAGTAGGATAATATCTTTTAAGAACATCATATATTTCAGTCGCTATAGCTTTTACTTCAGAATTAAAAGAATCTATGTCTTCTTGTTCTATACCATTTCCTTTGTCAAGGTCAGTCTTAAACTTACGTAAATCTGATAATTTCTTATTTATACTAGCAATCATATCAGAACTGTGTTCAGCTTCTGAACGAATACTTGTTGCTTTAGCACTATTAAAGAACTCAAACTTTAAGGTAGTAAGTTTATCAGCAGTTCTATTACTAGTTCTACTACTAAATTCACCATTCGCATCTGTAGTTTCTATTTTGCTTACTATAGCTTTACTAAATGTACGATATACTTCAAAAGCAAAATTAAGATTTTGTTCAAGATAGTCTGCAAATTGATTAAAAGCTGCCATTCCAGGAACATTATTAGCAATTTCTCTAACACTTTCTATCATAGTAGTTCGATTAGTGAAATTACCATAAGAATACAAAACAGCAATACATTGAGCAGCAGACATTGTATCTGCTATGCCAAAAGCATTATTTGTATCTTGAACATATTTACCATCAGCTTTTTCTCCATTAAGAAGTTTAGGCAAACTTGAAAAATATCCTCTAATACTCATTCCAACATGAGTCATAAAGTTATTATAATCTCCAAGTTTTTCATTTAATTCTTTAATAGAATTATTTTTGTCATCAGAACTTGATTCATTATTTTCTTCTGTTTCAAAATCATCATTAAGTTGTTCATCTATTGCTTCGTAGGTAGTATCTTCACTTATTGGTGTCTTTTTAAGTCTAAGTTCTCCAAGAACATTATTACGAAATACTTCTTCAAAGAAACCTCTTCTATTTCCAAGTATTTCTTTATACAAAGCCATAAGATTTCTATTTTCAAGTGTATCATCTTTTGAAAACAGTTCTTCAATCTTGGCTGTGTCATTCTCTTTCATAAGCTTAAGAACTTCTTCTTTTGTAGCTAAGTTTTTACTTACAAGTCTTTCAATTATAAATTTTTTAACTTTAGCTATACAAGTATTTGCAAAATAATCTCTAGGAGAAATATCTTTACCTGTTTTATCTTTAAACTCTTTAAGAACTTGACTAATTGTTTTATCTTTCTCATGAACAAGTTGATGATAAGCACTAAGCATAAAATTAGCAGCATGCTTTTTTCCTTGTTCACGAGTATCAACACTGTCATACCCAAATCTAGTAACCGGAGAGTCACTAGTATTTAATTGTGTACTATAATTTATATCAGGATATAAACTATTATGATATTCTCGAAGAAGTTTAATAACTTCTTCGAGGTCTTTTTTAGGAATATTGTTTACATCAATTTCCATTCTGTCCTTGAGTCTTTTAACAAACTTAGGACTATGAAGTTCTGTCATATAACGAGTAGCAAGAACATTATTTCCTTTACTAGCTACTATAATAGCTTTACTAACTTCATTGTTGTCTACATAAACATTACAACTCATAATATAAAAGTTTATTTAATTTATTTTTATTTGATTTAAGCCACTTTATTTGCTGACTGATACAAACTATCGACAAGACGTTTCAAACTCGGCAGAAGCCACAAGAGCATTAAATTCGGGCTGTTGTGCTAATGGGAGCATATCCGATATTGAAGTAATAGACGGTACATTTGACATAAGAGTAATATTTTCCTCTGTTACACTACTATGACGAATATCATCATCTTCATTAGAGAAAGTACCTACATTGTCTGTAGCTGATTTAATTTGATTAGAATCAAATACAACAAATGAAGTATCTCCTTCAACAGCCCTATATAATCCACCATCGAAACCTTCTGTAATTAATTGCTTCCATCCAGTACCTAAATCTTTAGATTGTTTAGGATTTCTAATATTTAAAAATACTTGATCTATTCTAAATTTTCCTTTAGCAATAGATGCTTGAGCTTCTTCTATAGTATCAAAAGTAGGGTCAAATTTCTCATTAGCTACCCCAAGTGCAGTGTTATAACTACCAAAATGAATACCATCTCTTTCTTTATAGGTATTAAATGTTTTATTAGTCGCATGATAAACAACTAAAGGTTCACCATTTTTATCAACTACTTTAGAAACATCATTATTAGATAAATTTTTAGCTGCCAATTCTAATAATTCACGTTTAACTGGAATTTCTTCTTCTATAGTTTCTTTTTTAGTTTTACCACTATATCTATCTATATCAGAAGGTTTTTGACCCATCATTATATCAGATGCGTTAAGAGCTAATAATACATCTATAGCATCTTGTATGTTTATATTATTATCTATAGCATCTTGAATAATTCTTTTAGCGTCATCTATTGTAAATTCTTTAGATTCTTCTAATGTAAGCATATGATGTCTAACAGCAAATTTAACCAAAGAAGATATATTTCCTTTAAACACACTATTAATAACATCTACACTTTGGAAACCATGACGTTGACCTCCATGAAAAGGTTTAGCTATATCATGTAAAGCGGCTGCTAATATTAATGTTGGTTTTAATTCTTCTTTAATATCTATTTCTGAAGCAGATTTAGTTACATTAATAAGATGCTCTAATGTATTAGCTTCTATAGGATTCCCATTTACATCAAAATGTTTTTCTTGTCTTTCTCTTAAAGTTTTTCTTCCTTTTTTAAATAAAGAACTATCAGCATTTTTAAAATATTTATTTGTTATTTCTTCTAATTTATCAAAATTGATAGTTCCATCATCATTTATAATTTCAGATACATCTGTGTTACCTTTAAGACTTCCTAAAGAATTATTAGCAATTCTTTCCCAATCACCAAACCAATCTTTAAAAGCTTTAGTTCTTACTTGAACATATTGCTTTTCTGTAAGATTAGATACTCTACCATTAGGAGCAAGAAGTTGACCTTTTGAATTTCTAGGAGCACGACTTAATATATCTTGTTCTTCTTTAGTATAAGTACTTTCTGTTTGTGAAACAGGTTGCTCTGTAATACTACTATCAAACTCATCTATCAAATCATCACTAAAGTCTACAAAATTATCATCTTTTTCTTCTATTTCTTCATCTTGTACTTCTATTTTTTCTTGTTGCGTTGATTTATTTATATAACTATGTTGATGTTTTTCTGCTTCATCATAACTATTTTTATCAAAATGTTTATTTTCTACAACATCTTCTGATAAAACCATAAATACTACTTTTGGATTATTATGATTTTTTGCTATATTATCATGATCATATTCCATATTATAATCCATAGTAGATGCAGTTTTAAATCCAAAAACTTTTTTATATATAGTTTCTAAATTTTGATTAGGACTTACATAGGCATCTAAATGATTAGCTCCTTCTTTTATTATAAAATCTTTAATAGCATATAAAAATCCACGTTTAGTACTAGGATTAAGGGAAAATACACTCACTAAATTACCATCTTCTTCTATAGCAAAACCACATAAACCGTCATCACTTATAAAACATTTACAATTAGAATAATCATCATGTAAATCAACTAATTCTCCATTTGGAAGATATTTTCTATTTATTTCAAATATATCATGAAATAGTTTAGGAGATACAGCTGCAATATTAAACGTACTTGTTTGACCGTTATTTAATTTATGAATTAAAGTAGTCCTGCTATTAGCCCTTGTATTAGTTCCTCTGGAGAGAACACGTTTATATATTCTTCCCAATCTTTGTCTGTCTTCATCCCCAAATATTGGAATGATTTCTCCATTGATTCCTCCTCTGTACCCTTTGTGATATTGTTGTATTTTTGTTTCAGATAATCCCAAGCTTTCTTCTTGTAATCTATTAAATTCATCTGTTGTATCATATTCTTTATTTTTTATAAGTTTATTATTATTTTGTTCTACAGTTTCACTACTAAGATTTAACTCTCTAATAGTATTTAATTCTTTTTCATAAAGACTTCCTTTAGTTATATTCCAACCAAAAATATCACTAAGAACTAAAAGTATTCTTTGCCATAAATTCTTTTTTCCTACTTTAGTAGGAACAGAAGTTTCAATACCATTGAGGTATCTAGCAAGTTCTTCACTAGTTAAAGACTCAACAAGAAACTCTTCTAAAGCTCTAAGTTGAGTACTTTCGTTTTTAAACAGATAAGCTCTAATATGAGCATCTTTTGGAACATTATTCTTATCTAAGTATTCCTCAAATTCATTATATATGGATTGGATACTTCTTACATGTCCTTTATCATTACGTAATTTATAATGAAGTTGCTCATGTATAAGCTTACGAATAGCTTGATTACGAGTATTAGGGTCATTGAACATATCAAGCCAACGCTTACCTACAGTAATTTTCTTTGTTTTATTATTGTATTCTGCATTTATAGTTTCATAACCTTGTTGATTATTGAAATTTTCATCAAAGATAATATTTTTTGGCAACAATTCCAAGTCTTTTAACGCTTTTAACTGCTTGTCATTGAAAACTAAAGCAGCAATATCATTTCCTACATGATTACTTTGTTGTGTTCCATTAAGAATAGCAAGAGCTCTTTCCGGAATAGATACATTTTTAACGTTAGGAACAACAGGCTCTACAGATTGTTGTTCAGCAGTGCTTTCTACGGGGGAGGTAGTTGTATTATTTATTCTAATTTCTAATACTTGATTAGCACTTTGTGTTCTACTACCACGAGGATTAAAATTACTTGTTCCTCTTTCGTTTGGTTTAGTATTAAGTCTAACTAAGTTATTATTTAGAACAAAAGCATTATAACTGTCATAACTCCAAGTTTTGTCACCTATAGTTATTTCAAATTTTCCATTTCTACGTTTTGCTATACCATTTAGAATAGTGTTTGTAGCATTATCAGAAGTAATATATGTAGGGTTAAGATTGAATCTAAGATTATTAAGAATTTCAGTAACAGCTTCATTTGCTTGCTGAGTTCCTAATTTCATTCGTTTTTGTCTATATCCTTTAATATTTGGCTTATACTCTGATTTAGAAACATCCACATTTCCATCTTTAGCATTTATGACTATTTTAGTATCATTATTCAAACTAATACCAAAAGTATTACCTTGTTCAAACAATCTTAAATTCCAAAATAAACTACTGTTTCCGTTATAATTACTAAGAACAGACTTTACAAAGTCTTTTACTTCATTAAAACTTTCTTGAGTAGGATTCTTAGAATGAGCATCTAATAGTTCTAATACTCTATTTTGAATAGCTTCAATGATTTCTTTAGCTTCTTTTCCAATATAATTATCAGTAATGTCAGCAGGATAAGCTTGAACATATTCATAACTTCCGTTTCTATTAGGAAGAAGAACAAATGTATTCATTTTACCAACACCTGAAAAATTAATAGACGGCATACCAGAAACAGTAAGTGTATTTGGTGTTCTAGAAGAAATAGCTAATTTATGAACAGCAGGATTAATACCACCAGCTATAGCTTTATTTGCTGGAAGAGCAGCTTCCTGTCCATTAGTTTCAGAAGCTCTAATAATTTCACCATCACTTATATTAGCAACTTCTATTTCTCCATCAGTGTTATTTATAAGATAGCTTACACCATCATAACTATTACGAAGTTTAGAGAACCAAGAATTTAATGACCTGTCAATACGTCTATTTCTAGAAGATGTAACATCTCCATCAGTGTAATTTTGATACCTCCAAAGTTTAACAAGACCATTTATAAGTTTTTCACTTCCTGCTTTATTATCAATAAAACCTTGCGATTTAGCTGCTTTGATTTCTTTATTTTCATTAAATTTAGCAAGAAGTTCTTTCTTTCTTTCAGAACTTGTTTTTTCAAATGCTAATTCATATATGATAGCATTTAATTCTTTACAATCATCATTTACTTCATTAAGCCAACGAGAAAATAAAGTTTTAAGTTTGCTATTTATAGTTCCTCCAGACTGAGTTAGAATATCATATTTCCAACCATCATTAGTCATTTCATAAGCTCCTGTTTTAGAATTTATAAAAGGAACACTAAGAGTACCGATTGTTCTTCCTTTTGAGTCTTTAAGAACAATCTTATTACCGTCTCTTGTATATGTAAGTTTATCTCCTTTATTAAGAGCTTCAATAGCTTCTTCAAATTCTTTAATTTCTTTTTGAGAAGAAAGAGAATTACGAAGATCCCATATATTGACTCTTTGAACAGTAGTATCTGAAAATCTTTCTTGATAGCGTTGAGCAGCAGATTTAGCAATATTCTTTTTAAGTGTATCACTATTTTGAGTTTCATCTGTAGTGATAAACTTTGTTTTAGCCTCATCTGTATTAAGATATACTTTAAGAGCATCAAACATCATATTAGACATTTGACTATCATTAGATATAGTATTTACATATCTAAGAAGGTCTTCAAGATTTATATACTTTTTGCCGTTATATTCATTGATACCAAGTTCTTTACAAAACTCATTTATCATATTTTTAACAGCATTAACATAATCTTCAACAAAAGGATTTCTTTTTGTAAGTTCCAAAACACTAGACTGTACAACCACATCGTCTATAGAACTTTTCATTGTAGATTCAGAGGCTTTACTTTTTTTACGTTCAATGACCCTCTTAATAAGAGCTAATGATTTATTAACAGCAGCTTCTACAACTTGTCTATCTTGTCCTTTTTTAACTTCAGCATTTATAATTTCTGTAGCAATAGCATCTAAATCTACATCATTATTTGCTTTAAATTCTCGTTGAAATCTACCAAGACTAGACATACGAATTTCATCTTCTGTAGTTGTTTCGTCAGGGATAACATCATCATATACAGACGTTGTAGTTTCTGTAGAAGATTTATGTTGTTCTTGTGGAGCAACTGTTGGAGCAGCTTGAGAATCTTCTCCAACCACACCCCCCGTAGAAGGGTTATCAGCTACATTATCATTAATACTTTCAGTGTTATCCTCTACAGGCTGTGTATTTGTTTCTGTATTCTGTTCTGTAACATTATTTGTACTTTGTGTTGTTGTTTGTCCTTCATTTGATTGACTAATTTGTT